TTTCCAAATCTCGTTTATCGTGTACGCATTGAACGTATTGTCAAGGTCTGAATCGTCAAACGTCTTACCTAAATCGGCAAATCCGTACACGGACTTAATCAGTCCGCCTTCTCCACCTCCCGGTTCTCCGCTACCACTCTGTGCACCTAACGCTGATATCCATTGGTTTGTATAGAACGCTGACTTGCATCGTAATGCTTGGTTTGCTTCATCCCATTCAAACCATCCGTTGAACTTCTGAAACGATGCAATAAAGTCATTAAGGAGTTGTTCAGAGAAAATATTTGTTCCGCTTCCCGTACCACTTCCGCCTAATGTTACATTTGTCGTATTCTGTGTTGAAGCCGTTTGATTTTCCTGTGCCAACCGTTCATAGAAAGACAGTATCTTTCTTCTTGCAATGGTGCATGAATATGACGGGAACATATTTTCCTTGGAATATTTAATTTCCAAAGACTGTATCTGCAACTGCATATCCACTATCTGACCGTTATCAGAGAAATCGAACACGCCTATTCCATCATCCCTTACCTTTAGCATATTTCCTTCTATGAAGTCAATGAAAAGGTTAGGATGCTCTGCGACAAATCCGCTAGATATGTCAAGTGAAACGGTTCGGTTCTCATGGTCATATCTTGACAGGTAGTCAAGAGCCGCCTTTTCAAGCGTGTTCTCAGCCATTGTCACATACGATTCGGGCATGACAATATTCAGAATGACAAACTCCGTTCCTGCTGCAATTGAAGGAGATTTACCATCCGTATAAAGCGGAAGTTTGGCATTGTCGCTATCCGTTCTGTAGCATGATATTTTATATCGTGCCCCCTTATTAAACATGGCAACATCCTCTTCCGTTTCCCCCGTATCACCGTTCACCTCACCGTAAAGAGGAAAAATACCGTTTTTGTTTATCTTAAATTCCGTGCCTGTATAAGTTCCTGTACGCATACTGAACACCGCGTCCGTCACAGAAGCGTATTTGTAATAGAATCTGTCCTGTGAACCGTCCTGATTACCGAAATGTATATTGCAGGTCATTTCCTCACTAAAGCCTATCTTGCAACTCCCGGCAGGAACATCGGAATCAAACGTGAACTCAACACGGATAGTAACTGCCGTATTCTGACCTTTTTCTATATATCCTACAAGAGCGGTCTTGTCGTAAGGTATTTCAAGCATACCAGTAGCACCTTCCTCTCCGATAACAACCTCTTTCAAAGGAGAAGCCTGACCCAATACACGGTTCGTAACCATACGTAGATTAATCTTCACCTTTTTCCCTACAGCATCACTTCCTATAGGTAATATACTGAAAAGCATCTTCCCGGAGAATGTGGCAGTAACCTTTACAGGCTGGTCATAATATGCCCTTGTACCATATATATCAAAACTCTCAAAATCCCTGTACTTGTCAAACATAGCATGGGGCTTGTACTGTGGCTGCACGTTGTCATTTATCTTGTCGGATGAATCACCGTCCTCATATACCTTGTACCCTAGGTTGAATCCGGGAGAGGCCATATAAATGAAGAAACTGTCACTATCATCACTCTTTATAGGAGTAGAACCGATAATCTTGTCTATCCGTGTAGATGCGCTAGCACCCTCACCTGCCACCTTTCCCGATTGAGGATCGGGTTCTCCGTCCGCCTTGTATGTATCCCATTCGGGAAGTCCTGACGGGTACAGATCGCCAAGCTTTTTCCCTCTGATGGAAGGATATATCCCACTGAACGTGTTTGATATGGTTTTTCCTCTCACACCATAGTTCTTCAATCCGTATTCGCTGTCAAGATAATATCTTATATTTCCGTCAGAATCATTCGGAAGAAGGATGTACGGGCAATAGCGTGATTCATCGGCAGGCTTAGCGTCCTTCTTGTATTCAGGCGGAACGTTCCTGCTTCCGCCTTGTGGTATGATTCGGGTTATGACAGGTGTGCTTGTATCTACGGAAGAGGAAACTTTTACAGCACCCCCACCGTCACCCTGCTTGAATGTCCAGTTTACGGACGGTCTTGTCTTGTCCGTAATGGTTATTATCCCACCGTTCGCTGTCGTTGAGAAGTAATAATTGAGATAAAACTTGTCATAGAAGTTCTTCAATGCTTCAAACAGGTTGGTGCCATCGGTTATGTCAATCATATCCTCTGTCAGTTCGCCTTCTGCATCCACATTAAGCGTCCATGTACCAATGCCTGTATATCCCACACCCAATGACGCATTGTAAGACTGTATATTTGCTTCTATACGTGCTGCAAGCTGTTTTGCATCACCCCAAAACTGGAACAGACCGCCATGTGTGTATCTTATCTTGTTTATCTCACCGCCTGTTCCGCTTACTATGTCAAGAAACGCCACATTCTGCAAAAGCACCTCCTTACCGTAAAATAGAAGGGAGTATTTGTATTTCCCTGCTTCGTTAAGATTATCTCCCGATGGGGCTTGATACAGAATGAATGTATTACCGTTATATACGACTGTATCGTATTCCGATTCGCTCTTTGAGTTGTATGCCTTGAACTCTATCGGAACAACGGAAACAACCTCACAAGTCAATTTTCTCACTTCCTGCAAAGACGGGCTGTATGAAAAATCAGCACTCTCCGCAATAACCTTATTTCCTCTTCTAATCTGTAAAATCATTGGTCTTTAAAGCGTTGGTTGGTCAATACTGAAATTTAACGAAAATGTATAGGCGGATACAAGTCGGTCCGGGTTCTGTAAGTCCTGAACGTCCTGATAACTCATCTTTGCGCCTGTTTCAAAACCCGTGCATCTTATCACCTGCTTTGCCGATTCCCCCCATATATCGTTCCATATAGAGAATGAAGATGAACCGTAAGGCGTACCTTGTGCGGCAGGTATCACATTGGTTATATATGAATAGAACGAACGGATATTCGTCTTTACCGTTTCCACATCTCCCAAAGCGGCAAATGTTATGCTTCCTTCCGTTGGCTGGTAAACAGGCGTGACAGGTTCGTACACCTTCTGACCGTTCTTGTCATACCATTTTTCGGCATAGGCTTCCTTTCTTGTCGGCAAATCCCATAATCCCTTGCTTTCAAGTATATACAGCCTGTATGTGGCATACAAATCCTTTGCCGTATCGCTTCCTTTCTTTATAAAATATTTAGCTATAGCCATTCGTGTACATATTTAATTAGTGCAAAAATAACAAAAATAGTATTAGAAACCATCTAGTTTTAAAAAATAATTTTCTATATTTGCATCACAATCGGTGCTTTGGATGAGTGGTTTAGTCAACGGTCTGCAAAACCGACCACAGCGGTTCGATTCCGCTAAGCACCTCAAGTGATTGGATTTTTTTGTTCGTAATCAATCTCAAACGCCCTGCCAACTGTGAAGCTAGCAGGGCGTTTATATTATCAGTCAATTATAACTTTTATCGCATTTCCGCCTGACCTTGGGGCAATGGAAACGACACTTAGGAGTGCTGTCTTTATCGCCATAGTTGCGGCAAGCTGCTGGGTGAGAACCTCCAACTGTGACTGCTGTATGGCTGTCATGTTCGTTCCTCCCGTTCCTGCCGAACCACCGTTTAACGATACCAACTGACGGAGAAGATCGCTTTGTACAACCATTTCGTATCTCATTCCGTTAAGATAACCCAATGCCTGGTTGAACGTATTCTCGTCAACTCCTGCAATGGCATTGGACAGACCTTCCGCATTTTCCTCTGTTTCGGTAAGCATTCCGCCTAGGGCGTTGTTTATCTCATTGACTACACCCCCGGCTTCCGCAAAGGCTGATTCCAATGAACCCATTACATTTCCTAGTATTATAAGTTCATCCTTATCTATCTTGTTATCCGCAAACATACCACCTTTGCCGTCTGCTCCGAACAATGTGGTCTGTACCTGTTGCATTGCCTTTTCTATGTATTGTTGCTGTACCCAACTCTTAACAACATCTCTCATAACGTCTGCCACAGTGTCCTTATAAGCCTTTGCAGCATCCTCGCCTTTCAGCCATGCTTCAACAAGAGCATCACCTATCTGACTAGCCCAGCCTTTCAAGTCAATGCTATACAATTCGCTGGCAAGCGTTTCCGTATAATATCTTATCTCATACTCCAATTCTTTTATTGTCTGTTTGTAATCTTCTACTTTTTCTCTATCTGACTTTTTCTTATCTTCTTCGGCTGCTAGAATATCCTTTTGAATTTGCAACTGTTCTTTCAGATTTGATACCTGTTGGGATGTCACCTCATCAAGTTTTGCCGGGTCTATAATGTGCTCAAATTCCTTTTCAAGCATATTATATATATTGGTCAACTTCTTTGATTCAAATTCAAGATCTTCTATATGCTTTTGGAGCCTTTTGTCATGCTGTCTGTTAAATGTAGCGATAACATCAAGAGGCATGGATATTGCCGAGCCTATCGCACCTGCAAAATCACCGCTTTTGAATGAATCCCATGATTTCTTCACGCCTTCATTCATAACTCCCATAACTTCCGAGAACTGGTTCATTTCTCGCATAAATCCGCTCTCGGTATCCTTACCCATAGAATCCATGAGGTTGGACACGGATGCTATTATCTGCTGCATGGCTTTTATGGCATTGTATATGTTGGTTATGATAAAGTCGATAAGATTTACCGTCTGCAAAGCGTTCTGTGCGGCAGCCATCATTCCTTTACCAGTCTTGACAGCTTCCTGTCCGCTCTTATATCTTGATTCGGCTTCCGACTTGGCACTCAAAGCGGCATTGGCGGCTTCTTCATCACCATTCTTCATTGCGTCCTCATATGCCTTGGAAGCATTTTTGATGTCAGCCATAGCCTGTTGCATATCATTCATACCTGCCATCATCTTTGACTTTCCAGCATCATATCTCTTGTTGTACAGACCTTCAATACCATCTTTCATGTATGTTTGCAAGTCAGACTGATTGTTCTTCATCATCTTCTCTATCTGCTTGTCCACGCGTTCAAGTTCTTTCATGTACTCTCTTGCACTGATAGCACCCGATCTGAATGCACTATTAAGCATTTCCCTTGTCTTGTCAGCTACAGTATTTGCAGCTTCCATAGACATTGCTTCCACCGCACCGAAGAAGTTTTGATAGTCGGTAGTCAACTTAAACAAGTCCATCTCTTCGCTTTTCTGCAATGCGGAAGTCAAGGATGTATTACCCATTCCTTCTGCGGTTGCGATCTTTTTACGGTACTTTTCTCTGATAATATCCACCTGGGTATAATAATCTCCATATTCAGCCAAATCATTAGCATATTGTCTAGCCATCTCACCGAAATAGCCTTTCCATGCGTCAATCATACCTTGGATAACTTGTTTCTGTTCATCACCTATATTCTTATTCCCCTTAATAGCCTCCTGTACCTGATTGATATACTGGTTCATTGAGGTGAATGAAGATGTGTCGGGCACGACAGAAACGCCAAGGTCAAGATTCATTCCTGCCAATGCGGATTGCAAATTGTTATATATACCTGCTGCAAAACTTTCAGCCATAGTAGATGTGTCACCGCTAAACTGAACGGCAAGGTCTAAGGCAAGTTCGGAATCACCCGTTATCCCAAGTATGTCACTGTAAAAGTCATACTTGTTCTTGTATCTGTCAAACTCATCCGTAATCCTCTTCATCACCTTCTTGGCTGCATCAACATAAATTTCAGAGGACAATTCGGCTGCTTTCCTTGCATTTTTAACAGCATCCTGTGGAACACGTGTTTCCAATTCCTTTGCAGCCTTGTTGTAATTGTCAACAATAGCCTGTTTGTCATATACAAGGTCTACGCCAAGTTTTAACGCCTGTGAACCGTAGATGGATTCAATCTGCTTTTTGGCTTCTTCCTTACCTATGTTAATGCTCAAATCCTTGAACTTGGAATAGGCGGATTCAAGCAATGACAACCTGTTTTTCCAAAGGTCAGCAAGAGGATCTCTTTTTTGTGCTTCCTTCTTCTGCTTTTCCAGTTCAAGGTTGAATTGTTTTGCTGTTCCCGTAGCCTTTGACATCGCTTCGTTGGCAGCGTTAAACTCGCTTATTATTTGCCTTAATGTTTCAAGTTCTTCAGGGTCTACCAATCCTGTCAGTTCGTATTTATCCCCTACTTTTTTCAGTTTACCCTCTTTGGAAAATTTGTCAATAGTTCTCTGATAGTTTTCTATTGTACTTTTTGAATCCTTATATTCCTTTTTTACGGCATTAAAGAAATCTTCTACAGTCTTTATATCTGACGTTTTGATTGTTATAGTCCACGCTTTTCCTGTAATCTCGTCAAGAGATTTCTTCCATCCTGTCAATCCTGCTTGGGCTTCCCTATCATCAAGTTCAAATTGAATACGCCATCTTTCTTTTGCCAGTTCGTTTAATTTCTTTCTAGCATTTTCCCCTAATTCATTAGCTACTGCAAATTCATCAAGATGTATCTTTAATTGTTTCTGTTGCTCATCAGTAAGGTTTTTTACATCTATATTACCAAATACATCTTTAAGTTTTTTCTCAGTATATTTTGCAAATAAATTAAATGATGATTCAAGTTTTTTTACTTCATCCGTAATGCCCATCCTCAATTTCTCATACTCCTTCAACAATTCCTCACTGTCAAAATGGGTTTTGTTCTTGAATATTTCAAATGTCCGTGCATCTCCTGACGTTTCAGCCAAAGAACGTATCTTCTCTACAATAGTAGCCGCCGAAGCCCCTTTGTTTATCAGTTCGGTAAGTTCGTTTCTCCATTCCTTAGTACCCTTACCCATATTTATAATCTCCTTGGATGCCTGTACTATCTGCCCACGAAACTCTTCTATATCCTTACTTGCCGAAGTGAGTTTTACAGACGATTTCTCGTAATCTTTAAGCATATCAGAGAATGAATCGCCAAATACGCCCGTAGATGTTGCCTTATCCGCCTTGAACATTATATCCGCATTTTCAGCAGCACGTTTATAAACCTGCTCTAGTTCCGATGCTGACTTTTGCAGATATTCCACACGAGATCTCTGATCATCTATTTTCTTACTGTTTTGTACTATATATTGCCCCATATTGCCATATTTAGACAATATTCCAGTCAGTGTTTCTTCATACGTCTGCAACTGTTTCGTGTCAAGCTGTTCAAGGTTTTCCGGGGTGAGTTTATCGAAGTTTATCTTGTCAAGGTCTTTTTGCAAATCACTGTATGATTCACGGAAAGACTTTGCACTATCCTTTATCTTCTGATTGAACTCTTCCGAACGTGCAGACATAATATGAAACGCTTCCGCTACAAGTCCTGCAACAGTAAGTATCGTCATGAGCGGATTAGCCTTTATCGTAAGCCACAATGTTTTCAATGAATTTGTCAAACCGAATGTTGCCAGTTTGAATCTGTTCATCAACATTGTCGTTTTTGTCATAGACAACATTCTTGCAGCTTCCGCACCTGTCAGTTTAAGTTCTGTTACAAGAAGATGCCGTTCAGCCTGTGTCAGCATATTCGTGGCAAGAATACGTTTTGCCATCTCTGCCGACATCTTTCCCGAATTAACGGCAGCAGCTATCTCTACGGCAGACAGTTTTGATGCTGTCGCTATCTTCCACCTCTCGGCAGTAGTGAGCGTTCTGTACATCGCAGCCTGTTTAAGTAACTGTGCTTCCCGTAATTTTTCAGCCTTAATTGCATTAGTTATTGCGACAACTTCTTTTCCTAGCATGGCTGTTCTAGCCAACTGCAATCCTTTCAATGCGGCATATCCTACAGCAACACCCTCTATTGCTTTGGAGAAATATCTCCAGTTGTTCATCGCATCGGTTATGCTTCCAACAATTCCTTTCAGAACGGAATCATTCGCCTCGCCTATGTCATTCATCATAATCTTGTATGAATCGGCAAGGTTACTTACCATACCTTTCAAAGATGCAGCTTGTATTTCCTGCATTTTGTAGAACATACCACCATCTTCCGTCATTGTGGTAAACATCTCCCGAATATACTCAAAAGGAATCTGACGTGTTGATATGGCGTTGAACACATCATCAGTAGTTTGAGCCACGCCTCTTACTTCTTCCAGTTTTTTTCTTAATGCGTCCAATGCAGGAATACCGGCCTCTGTCAACTGGCGTAATTCCTGCCCCCTTAACACACCTGCGCTTCTTATCTGACCATAGGCAAGAATGATACGTCCCATATCAACGCCAAGACCTGCGGAAACGTCCGCAAGACTTTTCATAGTACCGTACAATTCGTTGACAGGTATCTGGAATGCAGCAAGCTGTTTGGTATATCCAACCAAATCGCTGAACTGGAAAGGAGATATTACAGCAAGACCCTTAATCTGACTGAATATCTGGTCTGCCCGTCTTGCATCCTGTATGATGGCACGCAATGACACCTGTTGTAACTCGAACTCTCCACGAATGGCAACAAGTTCCTGAAACATATCTCTGAAAAAGTAGAATCCTGCATAAGTCTTTATCGTATTGACAAACTCACGCATCATTCTGCTCTGCTTTGTCAGTTCCTCGGTAAATTCCTTTGAACTTGCGGCATTTTTCTGATTGGTCTGCTGCATCTTTGTTCCATAGGATGTAGCTTCGTTTACAAACTTGTTGTGTTCCTGTATCTTCCTGTTGAGAAGAGTAAGGGTACGGTTATAGTTTGCGTCAGTCGTATTAAGCGCATTACGCCTGTTCGTTAATTCAGAAATAAGATTGTTAGCCTGATTGATAGACGTAGGATTGATGCTCAACAATTCATTCGTTGATGTTTTTCTTAAAGATGATTGCAACTTCTCCAATCTGCCTTGCAATTTCTGAATAAGAGCGTCAGCCTTTGTTATCTGATTGCTGTTTAAAGGAACTTCAACCTTAAATTTATTCAATAGTTCAAGGCGTTTCTGTATAGCGGCAATCTTCCTGTTCAAGTCCTCAGCACTTCCCTCTGGCATACCAAGGGCAAGTCCAGACTGACCAGAAAGGTATTGTAGATACTTCTGATTGGTCTGCTGCATCTTCTTACTCGCCTGTTCCTGCTTTGATGCTTGTCTATCCATCTCCTTTGTCCGTGCAATCTCCATCTCGTATTGCTGGCGTAGAAGATTAAGTTCTCTCTCATCGGAAATGGACAATTTGGGCGCACTGTTAGCAGTAAGGGAATATGCCGTTTTCAATCTGTTCAATTCAGTCACAAGATCATCTATCACTTTCTTCTGACTTTCAAGATTGGCTTTTCTTGTAGCCATCCCCTTATCTCCGCCTGCATTGCCTAGGTTACGGTAAGTCTTTTCCAGCTTGTCATACTCTCTTGTCGCTTCGACAATCTTGTTTGACAACCCTTCCATCTGAACAAGTATATCCATTTTCTTGTTCGACTTTCCTTTCCCTACCTTGGACGCGTTTTCATTCGCTTTATTTATCTTATCTACAACCTCGCTAAGTTCTGCATTCATTTTGCCTATATCGGTCAACATAGGCTTGAAGGACATCTCCTGGTTAAAGGTGTCCTGCAACTTCTTCTGTATATCCTTTATCTGTTTGTCAAGACCGGAATCATCTAGCCCAATCTTAAACTTTAATGCTCCTAAATCAACATCAGCCATAGTTATTGTTTTTTTAATTATTGCAAAAATAGCAAAAATAAACACAATAGCATGATTTACAACAAACAAAAACCCATTAGTATTTTTTAACATATTAAAAATTGTGGATAAAAACGATTATGTTATCTTTGCAATAAAATAATTTTTTAACTATGGCTATAGAAGAAAACAAAGTAACACTCGTTGGCGTAAATTCAGCTAGCGTAACATTCAGCAATGAAGCTAATGTGGAAAAACAATACAAGGTGAATGCGAATGTAAACGTATCAAACGGAAAAAACATTGATTCATTTGATGGCGGAGAGGTGAAGTCATTGGAATCAGAGAACCAACTCGCCACATTCTATTTCAATCAGAACGGTGGTATCGCAATCAACTACAACGATCATCCCGATTTGGAAGCACAAATTGCTATCATTACCATCATCAACTCTTTCGTAACCGATGTTACAAAATACATTAACACGAAAGGCATCTCATCAGTTTCAATTTAAACAGCAAGAAGAAATGACGAACCAAGAAATGTTTTTAAAGAGATTAACTCTCTTGAATATCCCCTTATCACTAGAAGGGAAGGAACTTCCATCAGAACTGAAAGCAAAAATCATGCTTATGCGTGTCGCTTACGACAAGGCTGCAAAAGCATTCGATGATGATATGCAACAGGTTCTTAAAGAAATAAAGAAGGAAGGGTATGACGAGCGCGCACAGAAAATCAATCACATGAAAGAGATTGACGGTAAGGAAGATGCTACAAAAGAGGAAAAGAAAGAAGCGGATGAAATCAGAAAGACAGAAGAAGATTTCAACAAGGAAACAGAAGAGCTGAATAAAGCATACTCCGAAGCATACCAAGAGAAAATGAAAGAGGAATGTGATATGAAGCCTAGAAAATTCGCTTTTGAAGGATTTGCTAAAATCATTGAACTTATTGGCACTGACGGTGCAATTAAAGTGAAATGGAACTCTCCCGAAGCATTGGAAATACCGAAGGAGGAATTTATCTCGCTTATCGCAACAAATCTTGTCGATGAATAAGCCGTTTTCTATATTGCTATTTTTTTTGTTACTGTCGTGTTCTTGTTCACGCAAGCTACTTCCATCTTCGACAAATACAACTATAGTAGACCACAACACGACAGTAACGGAAAGAGTAGTATGGCAATCAAAAATAATAACTCTTCCAACAGAGCACATACAACATACAACATTTGAAGAAAGTTCACACTTGGAAACATCATTAGCCGTATCAGACGCTAAAATAATGTCGGATGGCAGGCTTTTTCATAGTTTGAAAAACAAGAAAGACTTTCTACAAGACAGCATCCCATCCTTGGAAAAAGAAACGGTAGTGACGAAAGATTCTATAATAACCGTAGAGAAAATTGTAGAAGTAAAGGTAGAAAAGGAATTGTCTAAATGGCAAAAAATACTAATCAATCTTGGATACATAGGTATCGGTTTCATATTGTTTTCAGGTTACAAAATAGCCCGAAAGTTCGTGTAACTTTCGGGCTTATTTTATTGGGAATTGATAAAATTTATGGAGCGTAATCTTCAACCATATTATAGGTGGTATTTACCCTTGTGGCTCTTGCTGCAATATAATAATCATAAGAAAAATCTCTACTAACATTAAAGGAATACATAGATGATCTATATGTTCCTTTTGCCGGAACCTGTGCAGTAAGTCCTGTAAGTAATGAACCAGCACTTTCTCCAGCTTCTGGAACTGTTCTTGTCCTCATTAACACAAGAACTATACCACGTATAGTAACAGATGACCCACTATTATTTGTTATAATGAAGTTGTATGTAATTTGGTTATTAGAAGAGTTCCATGTACCGAATGCTTCTATTACGTATAGAGATCCAGCTGCATGAATAGTCATTGTTTTTGGTGTTACTGGAATAGGTATGTATATTCCTTGTTTTAATTCATCATCTACTCCTATTTTATTAGATGACAAGAAAAAAGATACTTTCCATTTACCTACATAACCACCTATATTTAATAACCTTATAGATACTGAATCAGTAAACATACTTTCAGATGTTACTAAAATGTATCTAGTATTTTGTAAAAGTCCTACCCCTGCATACATTTCAGAAAATGGAGTTCCTTGATAGCTTAAATAGGATAGCAAAATGTTATCATCATTATTTGTTGTCTGTTCAAGTTGTATTTCTAGATTATTAGATGTGTCCAAATATACATCTGATGGAACGTTATCTCCAAAAGGAACTATAGCATTATGATTATATCCGTTGAAATCCAATACACGATAAGGTGCTGAATCTCCACCAGTAGGAGCATTATATCCCCAGTCTACACCATCAAAAAGGTTTTTTAGAAATCCGCTATTAAGCGTTCCTGGCGACATGTATCCCACTACACTTAGACCACATAAACCATCATTAGCCTTCCAATAATCAGAATGATAATCTAAGTATGGTTGCCTAACAGGTTTATATTTACTCCATTTATTTATTTTCCCATGCGTATTTGCGCACGCATATCCTAAATCATAACCATCACTAGTAGGACCGATACCTAGAGTAGGATATACATCACTATCCAATCCGACAGGTGCAGTGATTTTACCGTTAGAATGACCCATAATCACCCCCTTCCTCTATAACGGTATAAGAACCTTTACAAACAACAATGCCATTACAACTGATACTACGACAATGAATATCGCCATCAATTATAACAGCATCAGAAATGTCATAATCACTAGGAAGTTCCTCACCACATAGTGTTACAACTTCGACTGCCCCTGTGCTCCCTCGCTTTGCTTCGGTCGCACACCAAATTTCCGTTTACAAACAAACTAATCTTCATATTTATTGTTTTTTAAATATTTCGCAACACTATCCATTACACACTCAACACACCAACCTAAAAGGTATGCAAAGTGCTCATCCTGCCCATTTTCATATCCCATAGAAATATCACAATACCCAAATACATTACAAGCATAATGAACAGATTCATGAGCAACAGTTCTCACCCCTATACCATCGTTGGATAACCAAATAAGTACACCTAAATGGTTTGTACTTTTTTCCCTTACAAAAATAGTCATGCCATTACAGCCCTTAATTTCATCTTTTGATGTATCTATCGGGTCATGATTAAGTTTGGTGAATTTTCTATATATTTTTCCCCATTGATCATCCCCCACTGCAACATACAGTTTAAGGGGATATATTTTAGGATCGTATTTTGTTATCATCGCAAAACATCTTTTAGTAATATATCGGGATGCTCTTCTTTAGGTTTAGATTCTTTGAATCTATATATAAAGCCACTTGCATCCTTGTTGGCTTCCTCATATAAATCTTCTGTAAGAGAAGCCTTGTACAACTTCATTTTCTCTTCAAAATGATAATCAAGTTTAGGCTGGTCCATTATTACTGCCTGTATATAACTCCATGAATATTTCCATAGCAAAGCCCAGTCCTTGATTATCATCAATCCTCCGAATAGCCTTAAATCTCCTCTGAATTGGGGGAAATCTTTTTGGATAGATCCTCGTGAGCCGATTTTGCATCGAGAGATAATTTCATGGCATCCTTCTTGCTTAATGTCGCTGTCGTATCTATCAAGAACGCTAAACGGATTGTATTTGTAAAAAAATCACTTACATTAGCCCCCTCCACGATGGCTTCTATCAACGGAGTTAGTTCCTTATGGTCATAATGCCTGCTTAACCACCAAGCGTATATACGTCTAGCAAAAGGAATTATCTCAAAAAACCAATAGTTGTTCAATACTCCTGCCGCTGCAACTTTGTACGGAATAGATGCGTCATTTTTCATAATTGCAATCATTTCCTTTTTCGCTGTATCGGGGTTGATAATGTCACGTATCAACAGCTTGTCTACAATATAATCGTATGCGCCTAGTCTAAGACCACGCACCTTGAATTTCTTATTGCCAACCATAACCTCTTTGTATTTATGAGTGGCAAACTTCTGCATCTTTATCTGATCATCTAAGTCAGGTTGTTTCCAATTGAATATTCCCATTTTTTTAAACTAACTTGAACGGTTTAATCATTAATTTTCCTTTCACATCTACCTTTGATATGTTCTTTGGAGTATTTGTATGTACGAACACCTTGGTATATTTAGACGATACAATATCAAGTTTGGCATCGTCAATCAAAGAAACGTGTACTATGCTGTTATCAAGCGCAACAAGGCTTACATGGCTGTTATCCTTGACATACATCTCTCCTATACCGAAATCGTTGAATGTGACAACACAATCACACGAACCGTTAAAAATAGACCATTTAGGATTGCTTATGAAAAGGTTGGTATCATCAACGAAGATATTAAACTTCTCCCTAACTCCTGCAAATTCCTTCTTGATTATTTCATTTGACGGGTATCTGTTAAATAGGCAGAAGTCAATGCCTCTGATATATTTCTCGCATAATTCATATTTATCCGGGTTTCCCCATTCATTTGTCCATTCCTTACACAGCCCAAGACTTATAGCCTTTTGCTTTAATTTATCAGACAATTCTTTATCGTTCATTATATTTCTTTTTATCACAAAAATACAATAAAAGTTAATATCAATAAAATAGAAACAGTTAAAAAACAATAAAGCCGGACGAAAACGCCCGGCTAATAATTCATAACTCGTCTACATCAACCACCGATACCCGAATTGTCAAGTTCGAGAACCATCATGGTTTTTAAATACTGAGTGTTAACTTCCAATGCTGTCACAGTAACGGAGAATCCAAGGTATCCAGCGTTACTTGGAGCACCTGTGAAGCTGACAGCCCATGATGCCTTCGGGAAGAAGATCATACGATCACCAGTACCGTTGATAATACCGATAGGACGTACAAACTGCTTGAATGCACTTGCACCAAACGCTTTCAGTTTCTGAGAAACTCCCTTACCGAAAGCATCAACAGTATCAGTTAAATCACTTAATTCCAACTCAGCCTCGGCTTCGTTTCCTTGTGTAAAGAAAGCGAAAGCGGCTTTTGAAGTGGACATACCTGTAAAGGTAAATGCCATAGTACCCGGTGTGATATTCTGGAATACGGTAGCACCCTGCTCGTTCTTTGTTTCAGAAGTGTCAGCGTCAGTACCAGCGGATTCTGTAGTACCAGATTCAATATTGGGAAGAATCCTCGGATTCTTAAAACTTGAATATTGAGTTTTATCGGTAATCTCAATCGCATCAAATGTCAAAGCAGCCGACTGCCCGTTCAAGTAAGCAGGGCTGGTGTCTAAATTTACTCGTGCCATTCTATTTTCTGTATTTAAAAAGTTATTGTTAATTGTTGAGAGCGTATCTACCGATGCGCCTCCACTGTTTTTTCTCACGTTTTTCATGCGGCTAATCCTTTGAAATGTCAACATTCAACAGGACGGACATATAATAGAACCCAACCCCGTCAAACATTGGTGGTAAAACATTAAATATCTCGAAATGAAGCTGCACAGTCTTTTGCGGGAACAGTTCTACCATCTTTTCACTCAACGCATCCATGACAGACGGATATATGTTCCCAGGCAATGCCCTTACAAACAGAGTAACCGTAGCCATTGTTTCGCCTTTCCCGAAGTGACCGTAAGGGCCGCTCTCGGTATTGCTGACAATTCTTGTATTGTTGTTTACGACAATAAAACTAGTTACCTTATCATCAACACTTGCAGGACGCTGCACCTTATATACATCGTCAGCAATCTTCTTGTCCAATACAATATTGTACAAGGTGGTATTTATTGTTGAAGGATTAAAGTAGCCCATAACTTCACTTAAAATATTTGTTTAACATATTAGCTGCAATTTTCTTAAAAACCACAGTATATTTACCCCCTTTTAAATCTGTCTTTGTCTTAATCCAAGAATCTGAAAGAACGTTCAACAGGTGATAGTTCTCAACATACTTGGCATAATACATGACAGCAGCGACAACCAGTTCATATTTTTCAGAACCATCGGATTTATAACTGTTGAAGAAATCTTCGGCAAGTTCACGCCCCCAATACTCGACATTGTTACGTTTCCTAGGCTCATTTGCAACTTTCGTTGCATTTGCCCACACAATCTTCTTTAGGACCCCATCTTTGTAAATGCCACATCCATAACTATCTTCAAGATTGAAAGTTTGGTTGGTAAAGCCCTCCAAGTCTTTTATATCATCCATTATATTCGTGGCAATATCCTCCATGAACTGCATGATGGAAGCATCCAAGGCAAGCTGGACATTACTACCAAACTCTTTCAATACTTTATCGTTGTTATTTGCCTGCATTTTTTGTACTTGTCTTTCTTGTTACTGGTTTACTCAGTTTATCAATCTGCTTTTTTAATGAATCTCGATCATCTTTTGCGTATTTCAACTCGTTTTTGATTTTGTTCATCTCATTATAAAGCTCCTGTATCTTCTGATAAGCATCATGAAGAGATTGCTGATAACTCAATATTTCTTCCTGTGCCTTTTTCAACTGAGCACCCTGAATAGCAAACCCTTTTTCAAGATTGTCCAAGGTAGAAGAATCAATTTCAGTTTCCATCTTTTCCTTCTTCTGCTTAAACAGTAATATTGAAGTTAGAAGGGTTATGCCATTTGTACCCAACAAAGCAAGTATTATTTCCGTCCAATTGATTGTCATAGTATTCTAGTTTTCTATTTGGTTAAAGTATATCACCGTACCAAATTCCATATTGTTAAATGGAGGTTTCTTTATCTCACGCCAGCTATTGCTGTTGTCCGAAAACGGATGGTTGAAATTCTGCCAATCCAACAGACACCCGGAAGGTATGGTTACATCGTTATCTTCTAGGTAGGCAGCATATTCGGACTTGTCAACATCATTCGTTTCCGAACCTGTATCCTTTTCCTGTATGTTTGCCCTTCCTTCGTATATCATCTCCCAATACGGGGTGGTCTGATATTTATCCGAACTGTTCTTGTTCTGATAAATTCTCACCATATCAGGAAACATATCCTCACCTAAAATACTCTTTCCCATACTACCATCTTAATCTAGTTATTTCAACATCAGTTCCAACATCCAAATTCAAACCCCATTTGGCGTATAAATCCTTTGCGCGTTGCTCCAATCTTTTCTTGTCATTGATAGAAATAGTCTTGCTTGTGTCGGTAATTGACCAGTTCCCGGCTTTCTTCGTCTTTCCCTGTATCGTTGAAGGGGCAGTGCAAACAATGAGCAACAAGTCAGCATAAGCCAAATCCTTCTTCATCTCAGACGTTTCACGGCTGTCATCAGACAAACGGAATCCCCATTTCTGGGCAACACTGATATACGATGTGTTTTTCAACTCATAGTCAATCTGTGCTTTCAGATATTCACGCATAGACATATAGAAATATGCTTCCACCTTCATGTTACCCTTTGCTGTTATCTGAGGGGTAACTTGAATAGTGAACGGATTATCCGAAACTTTCAGTCTATCTTCCGGCTTCAATGTTTCATTGTCGGCAATAAGCCAGTATCCGAACTCTACACTTTCTTCGGGAATAGCTTGGAGCGTGAGAGTATCTCCAATGAAATACTCCCCTGCGCCCTTTGCTGTGCCTTCGCCATTTATATCAATAATGACCTTCATGGTTCAACCTTTTACAATCCCGTATTTGACTGTTCGTTAACCTTCATAATGATAAGGTTGTTCGGATTCTTCATCACAGGACATGCCCACAACTCACCTGAACTCTTCTCCGCATACGGTTCGGAAGAATACTGATGCAAGAACGCGATACGTCCGCCTTCCAAAGAAGAAATACGTACAGCCGGGTTGGTATCCTGCAAATACATTGACGGTGAGTTCTTGATACGGAAGAACTGACCGCTCTGAACAAGAACAACGGTGTTCTTTTCAAAAGACGGTTTGGCTTCCTCAATCACACCAAGTTTGTTCCATTTTGATTTTTCATCAACAGGAATAATCACAGGAATAGAGAACACCTTCATCAGCACATCAACAATTTCCTGATTGTTCATAGGATAGATTGTAGTAGATGCTGCGGCAGGAACAAGACGTGCCTGTACTGCTGCTGTCACTTTCGGGTGCATCAAGAAATTATCATACAAATCCTTTGACATTTCAAAATGATCGTATGGTACACCGTCATTATCGGCAATCTTGCACATTCTTTGAAGGTCTTTAATAGGATCAGCGTTCTCGTTCGGTGTCCAGTCTGTACCGCTAAACCATATCTGTTTCAACGCTTTCAACTTGTGTTTTGCAGGAACACGATAGTCAATCTGAACAGGGATTGAGTTGGTACCACTAGCTGTATAGTTAAGCATACCTGTAGAAAGAGCCTGATAAGTCATGCAGTTCAACTCGGTATGGAAACCTTGGATACACGCTTCCATCTTTGTGTACCATTTCTCACGGATCTTGTCAAGCAATGCGCCTTGCGGAATGTCAAGTTCATAGAACTCCTGAATATCGGTTTCCATAAACTGAATGGCGTGACCCATCTTCGGAATACGGCCAGAATACCATTCAAATCCCGTAGTATCCATGATAGGCTTTTCAGCCAAAGGAGCCAGCATTACAGGACGGGTAGCCTGTGTGTATTCGTCAACCATGACATTCCATGATTTACTCATCTGAGGAACATCCCAATCTCCGTAGCTTCTCCAGTTTTCGTTATCAAATTTCTGATTGGCATAATCCATAAGTTCCTGCATCTCCCCGGAGAAATGCCAATCATAGAAACTAAATGTCGATCTTTGCATAAAACAAAAAATTTAATTAGTTATACAATGTGTAACGGAAAACGCAAGGATATGATTCATCATCCTTCATCGCCTTTTTGATTGCCGAAGCTACGGGCGGAATGCGTTTTTCCAAAATCTCACTTGTCACCATCCATGCACCGTTGAAAGGATAGAGAGTGGCACCGGGAATGGTGTCAACATCATAAGGCAGGATAGCATTAGGAATAACCTTGAATTCTGCGTCAGCACCAGCCTTTGTAACTTCAACCAAAATATCGGTCAATTTCAATTCACCTGCACCCTCGGACAATGTAAGGATGTCATATTCGTCATGAGACGAATCAATAGCGTTAATGGTAAAACCAGTTGTAGTACCTGCGGCAGTAGTAGGTGCTTTACCGACAATCATGCCAACCTTGGCAACTGTATTACCCATGATTTTTTCAACTTTTACCGTAACACCAGAATCCGATTTCTCATACATTCTGAATGAATAGTGAATGTCACCGCCATCCTGCTTTGAGGAATCACATTTAATCATAGTGCCAGCCGGAAGTTTGTTCCCAACTGTAGGCATACGTTCTACTGAAACGTTACATCCTACCAACAGTACGTGCAAAGACGTATCATTAGAAAAGATATGTCTTGCGCCACCAATCTTACTATAACTTGTTGCAAGAACTCCTGCTTTCATAATTAAAAAAAACTATTTGTTAATTTTACTGTAATATCGGCTGACAATGTTGTTTTCCTTGTTAGCCTTATCTTCTTCTCTCTTTCTATCTATGAATGACTTTACATCGCTAGAACCACCCTTGTCAGAGATAAAAGGATTAATGCCATCCTTTGTGTATTTAGTACACGTTTCATTGTACTTTCCCTGTATTTTCAGAAGAATGCTTGTATCTTCCTCTTCGGGCGAAATCTGAATGTTCTCAAAAATGATGTTGCGCAACAACTCGTTAGGCATACCCGCTTCCGGGCGTTTAATCAAATCAGACAGCTTCTTGCGCTTTTCAGTTACAATCTGCTTCTGCTTTTCCTCCTGCTCTTTAGCTTCAAACTCTTTCTTGAACTTTTCAAACTCTTCAAGTTTAGCCTTGACATCATCGGGCAACTCAAACTGTTTCTGTTCGGATGATTGTTGTTGTTGTTGTTGTTGTTGTGACGAATGTGATTTTTCCCATTCCTTTTTCAAGTTGGATATCTCCTGTTCCTTGATTGTATCCCACTCTTTGCGCTTATCAGACGCAAACGCTCTTACCTGACCTGCCACAGTATTCTTTAAATGATTCACAACACTTTCATTCCAGAACTTTTCCGCATTTTCCTGCGGTGCGAACGCTGAGAACTCATTAATTGTCTGTTCGATTGTACGATCTGTAATAACGGAGCTACTTTCTCCCAACGCATTCTTGATACCTTCAAAAATGACTTTTACATTTTCATCCATATACTATTTATTTTTTATGTGATTCATGCACAAGACCTTTGCGCACAGTAAGTACCTCTTACCGATGCAAATGTAGTTAAAAAATGTGTATAAGCAAAAAAATATTTAAAAAAATATTATATTTGCGGGATACATAGAAAACGATGGAAGAAATTGACTTAAAATACCGAGGATTAAAGACTAAGGATGTTGTCAAATCGCTGAAACGATATGGCAAAAGGGGAATCATACCATATAAAAGCCTTGATTTCGTCCAAAGATATATAGAGGACAGAAGAAGCAAGGGGTACAAGGTAAATATGCTTGCCCCACAGAAAGGTTCACAGGAGGCATTTCTAAGGAACAGGGCAGGGATAAAGATACTTCACGGAAATCGTGGGGGAGGAAAATCCGTATGCCTTGGAATGGATATACTGAGTTCATGCAACCATCCGTCATTCTCCGCACTCGTTTTCCGTAAGGACAAGACATCCGCAGAAAAAGCGGACGGTATTCTTAAAGTGGTTTCAAAGATGGTTGAACCTTATGGTGAGTATATTGATTCAAAACGCCTTTCAAGACTTGACGCAGGAGGTGAAATACGATACGATTATTTCGGGGATGCCTGCTTGTCGGGAGAAAAAGGCGTAAATGAATTTAAGGACAGACAACAAGGTGGTAACGTTGTGAAGGTGGCGATAGACGAGTGCTCACAGGCAACGGAACCTATCATAAACTACCTTCAAACAGTATTGCGTTCATCATCAGGACTAAGAACAAGTCTTATAGGCGCGTGCAACCCAAATCCGTACAGCGATTTCTGGAGAGCAATGGTATCATGGTGGGTAGACGATGATGGAATAGCAATTCCAGAAAGATCGGGAAAAGTAAGATATTTCTTTCAATATGGAGATACTATACATGAAACAGCATGGGGTGACAGCCCACAAGAAGTATTTGCTCAGGCAAAAGATTATATCATCGCAAGATTCGGTAAAAATACCAAAATTGACGAAACAAACTGTAAAAGATACATCAAGAGCATAACCTTTATAGCTTCCGGACTGGAAGATAACAAGATACTTATGGCTTCCAATCCCGACTATCAGAAAAACCTTGGAGGAACAGCACAGGAAGTATCCATAAACGCATTAGGTTCATGGAAGCTGATAAAAGGGGGAAACGAGTGGATAACCCGTGACGAAATGGAGGAAATGTTCTCATCTCAGCCTGTGTTTGACGATTATTTTGAATGTGCTACACTGGATATAGCATACGGTCTTGGTGACGTTTGTGTAATGGGGCACTTCATAGGACATCACTTACAAGACCTAGAATGGTCAAACACATTAAAGCCTAGGGATTTGAACCGATGGGTAAGAAACAATCTACGGAAATGGGGAATCGGTGAAAACAGACTGGCATTTGACGGTCTTGGAGCACCTACATTCCGTGACGCATTCCCCGAAAGCCTGGCAATACTTAGAGGCGTTCCAAAAAGACTAGACAAAAGCAAGGATGATCAGCCTGTAAGATTCTATTTCGATCTAAGGGCACAGCTTGCCGATGAGATGGTAACACGTATAAAAGGAACAAACCTAGGATATTGCGGATTCAGTATAAACCCGGAACTTCTCGAAAAACCGTATGTGAACAAAACAATACGGGAAGCACTGATGGACCAGAGAAGAGCAATAAGACGTGACGTGGAAAGGGAAAACGGGAAACTAAGACTGCTGAAAAAACAGGAAGCAAAAAAGATTGTAGGATGCTCTCCCGACTTGATAGAAGGAACATTTTTATACAGGACATATTTTGATATATGTGATGTAATGATTGACATACCTAACGATATAATGGATGAATTAAAATATTTATAATTACCTATGGAAATTTTAAAATTAGACGTTTTATTACGAAAAGAACCGTTCAAAGTGGCACTTCCGTCAAGATGTGACGATGGAAGAGGTGGAGGAACAAAGAAAAAACCAAGACGCTCCACTTTGATATACAAATATATGTCACAAGATGATTTTCTAGCACAATGGGATACATCAGGACATTATATACACAACAGACCCGACTGGAAAGACAGTATCCCGTCAGACGAGGATGCCACATCATCGGATGATGAAAGTGCGAATGTAGGTGCTCAGAAAAGAAAAAAGAAATTGGCATCAACTCCCTACGTACTGCAAAGACGAGCATTTCCTCTTCAAAGGATGATACATAAGAAAAGGGTATCACACCTGTGTACCAATCCTCTTAAATTTCAGATAAAGAAAAGCGCATCAAACCAGCAGAACAGGGATAAGCTGACGACATACAAGGAATACTGGACTGATTCTCTTATGGAAACAGCCAAGTTTGAACTTATTAGCGAAGCCGGAAAGGTAGGAGATGCTGCCATATATATATATAAGGATAAGGACGAGATAAAATACAGGTCTTTCAGCTACTCAAAAGGAGATATACTGTATGAACATAAAAACAGAAGAGGGGAAAGAATAGCTTTCGCAAGGGAATATACAACCACATATATTTCGGCTGATGGAGAAGAACATACAGACACACTTGTCGATGTATGGACTAAAGATGAGTTTTATACACTGGATTCCAACGGAGATATAGCAACGGATATTGACGAGAACGGGAATATCATACAACTGCATCAATTCCATAACCTGGGATTTATACCTGTAGTATATCTACGTCTTGAACTTCCATTTTGGGGGGCAGTACAGGACTTGATAGACGATTTCGAGTTCCTAATGTCAATGATAGGAGAATACAACACACGACAGGCATTCCAAATGCTACTTATCAAGACAAACGGAAGAATAAACATTCAAAGAAACGGATTGGGAGGAACTTCCATTTTACGTGTAGGAGCAGAAGATGATGCACAGTTCATGGGTAAAATGGACGCTTCAAATTCACTATTCACCGAAATAGACAACATATACAACGGAATACTTGACGGAAGCGGTGTCGTTCCGCCAATGCAATCATCGTCAGGTGACAGACCTACTGGAACAACGGCAATGTATTATGAGCCGGAAATGGAATGGGCGAGAAGTGATGCACAAATGATGAATACAGCCATAAATGACATGGCCAATATATTCAAATACTATGTAGGAGTAATGGAAGGTGACGCAACAGGTTATAATGCTCTAAGAATAAACGCTACCATAGAGCCATACTCATACATAGACTTCTCTGAATGGAACAATACACTCGTTCAGCTTGTGAACTCCCGAATAATATCATTACAGACAGCAAGAGAAGAAAGTGACTTCTCTGCAAATAACGAAGATGATAGAATGGACGAACAAGACAGAAGATTAAACGATCTGGAAGCTAGGGTGATAGAGGAAAATAATGAAAATAATGAAAACAACGATAACAACGATAACAGCTAAACTATGGGAAAATTTACAAATTTACTAAGAAAAATAAGAAGGGCATTAGACTATATTTGCCTTAACAATTTGAGAGTTGACGGAATGGAACATCTCATTGCAGGAATACTTGTAGTAAGCATGGCGCAATGGTTTTTCTCCGTATGGACAGCAATAGCACTAACCTTGTTTATTCTTGTGGGAAAAGAAATAATATACGATAAGTGGCTTAGACAAGGAGTGCCCGAATGGAGAGATGTATTCTGGGGAGCAGTAGGTATGGTGCTTGGATTAATTTAAAAAAAAATCACACCACAAAGTTTTTATATATCAAAAATTATTATTTACTTTGTGGTGCCAAACAATAGTAAAGTATTATTTCTCCGTAGAGCACGGTTATAGCTCACTATATTAGCTTGGCTTTTTTTATGCCCAATCGCTTGTATGAAAATACACGGCTGTCTTTCCTGCGTAATATTTCCTCTTCGGAGAAAATCTTACTATTGTTTGGCGACACGGGAAATGGCAGCCGTTTTTCTGTCTATAATTATAATGCCAAACAATAGTAAGTATGGAAAGTTTAATTCCAAATCAAAAAGGTATGACCTCCCTTGAAATAGCAGAGGTCACGGGTAAACAACATGCCCATGTTATGCGTGATATTCGCAATCTATTATCGCAAGGTGTAGCCGAATCCAATTTTGGATTGGGCTCATACACAGACGCTAACGGTCAAGAAAGACCTCTATTTAATCTAACTCCGAAAGGTTGTCTTATTCTCGCTTCGGGCTACGATGCAGTGCTACGTGAAAAAATCATAGACCGTCTTGAATATCTCGAAAATGAGAAAAAGGCTATCCAAACTCCGCAAACCTATCTTGAAGCCTTGGAGGCTTTGGTAGCTTCTGAAAAGGAGAAAGAACGGTTGCGCATTGAATCGGAGCAACAGAAAAAGCAAATCGAACAAAAAGATGCCAAGATTGCCAAAATTCAGCCCAAAGCGGACTTCGCCGACAAAGCCTTTGCAATGGAAGGCAAGTGCGATATAGGACAGGCGGCAAAGATACTTGGCTTGCCTTTTGGGAGAAACTCTTTGTTCAAGAAACTTCGTGAAGCAGGAGTATTCTTTGCTAACAGGAACGAGCCAAAACAGAAGTATATTGATGCTGGGTATTTCGAGATGAAAGAAAAGCCTATTCCAAGAGAGAATCACCCAGGTTTTGTTGTGATGGTTGTTCTATGCACACAAAAAGGTCTTGCATATATCAATCACCTATTTGGCGGGAAACCGTCTGATGGAAAATTAGCGAGAATAGTATAGCACTATACATCTGTTATTACTAAAAAACAAGGAGCGACAAAAACATCGCTCCTATATTTCCTTTAACGTATAATTGATCACTTTATCGTAACCCAAACCTGTTCGCCACGCTTTATCGCATCGTCAATCAATTTGTTCAACTTGTCAGAAGTATAGCGTGATTCGGTAAGCCTGCCTTTTGATGTATTGTTACCTACAAGGATACATCCGGCAGAATCCTTTGCTGTATTCCCACAATTTCCTGTAATAAAGGGCACATCAAATAAACTATTTCTTGTAACTATTGTATGATTTTTATTTTGAACACAAAACACATATCCACTATATGGCTTTTTAAAATAGCAAGACTGAGCAGGTGTTCTTGTTGGTTTGTCTTTTTTTATAGATAACATATACCCATCTTTCCACTTATCAGTTCCACTTTTCTCATTAGACATTGAAGATGAATATCCAGACAGGAATGCCATTATTTGAATTTTGTTTAAAGTGTCTACATTTGTAGAAGCTATTTGATACTGAAAGTTTTCTTTTTTCATATTAGCATATTTACCATCCGCAAAATGATACTCATCAATTAATGAAATCATTTGCTCTTTTGGTAACATGGTAAAAGAACTAGGAATACATTTCCCATCCTTACCCAAGTGATTAGGATCTACCATATTTGCTATTTTATTACAATCAGGATGCAAAATTCTGATTGTTGTAGACCCATCTTTATTCTTATTTACAGAATATCTTAATTGTGATTTATCCAATAAAGAAATTACTCTATTTATCTTTCTTTCTTTTTTATAATGAAAAGAAACAGTACACCTTTCACCTGTTTTAGTATTATACCATCTAACATATCCATCAGCAACTACGTGCATACATATTTTACACATAACAAGAGTATCTTCATCAACACCTGATTCAATTGATGTATTTCCACATGCTATAAATGAAGAACCAATAGGTATATCTTTAGCTTCTATTAACCTTGTTTCACTTCCATATGCAAGATTTATATTACATAGCATTTTATGCTTATCAGTAACTCTATATGACGCACTATTATAAATACCATTAGGATATTCACAACAATACAAATCTCCAATATACTTTTCAATTATAACATTATCTATTGAAACAAGTTCCATCTTATTTGTTGACATGTTTAACGACCAGCATTTTTTAGGATTTTCTTTATTAAACCCATCCATATTAAGCCATCCCTTTTCTGTTAAAATTTCCATTTCAGGATGGAGGCAATGAATTAATATACCCTCAAAATGAGGCACATTCAACAGTCTTGGCATATTACGCCCGAATTTTGGTGACCAGTTGTATATAACCTGGTATCTACCGTAAGGGATAGCAGATTCAGCATAAACTTTCTTCTCGTTTCCATCAAACACTCCGTTCTTATTCACGTCAACGATCCGATCTTCAAGCGTATTACTGAAAAACTCACCATCAATATACAAACGCCCTATAGTATAATCAGGCTTACACCATTTTCTTTCTACTAATAGTTCCATGTTTTTTTTATTTATTGATACATTGCAAATATACAAAAAAGTATTATATTTGCAATGTAAAAAGATCCGTAAACGAATATAACTATAAATAGAATTTTCATAAAAAAACTAAATTAAAAAGCAAGAAATAGATTGGACCCTTTTTCTTGCTTTTTTTATGTACAAACGTAAGACTAATATGTTAACATTAATTAAAAATTCAGTTTGGTTATATATATGTAAAACATATTTTTGTTACATTTGCACTATGTAAATGAACCATTACGATGTTTTTAATTTGGCAGCAGGCAGATGTGAATCTTCACTGTTGCCTTTTTTGTTACATTACATATAAACATACAATGACACCCAATGAAATAAAACAATTTGTATGGTAAATTAAAGTCTAATACATACCTTTGCACTATGGACAACGAAAGAGAAATATTATCCAAACTTGACGCTATCATACAGAACCAAAAGGTTTTGTACGAGAATCAAATTGTAATCTTTCAAACTCTAGCATCAATTGGGCAAAAAGTTTACAGCCAAAGCGATTTCAAGAGTTTGATGATAAACATGGTAGCAAACGGTATAACAGAAAGAGTAGAAGCCAATGATCAACAAAGAAGAAATATCTAAGATTGCAGACTATTACTTCCAGGTAAAAAGACTTGCGAACGGTATCAAATCGTCAACCAAAGAACGTGCGGAGAAGTTCTCTAAAGACCTTCTGGCCGTATTTCTTTTGGCAGGGGCTAAATCATTCAAGTCAATATCAAAACTCCCGGATAACCAAAAAGAAAAAGTGCTAGAACTGACCAAAAAGTTTCGTGAGGATATATATAACGACATTTACCAATATGTATTGGAAAGCAATAAACTGTCACTCGAACTAAACGATGATCTTGGATGGGAGTATATTTCAATGACGGACAACAGCATTAAGGAATACATGGAAAGGACATACGGTGGAGAAACGACAAAGCAGAGAATAAACACAAATACAAACAGATTTCGCGCTGTTGTTGAAGTATATCTTGCCAATACATTACTTTCCATAAAAACGAACAATATAGAAAAAATAACGGATGAGGTTCAAAAGAAGATATGGAATAACATATCATCACCATATAACGTATCATTTATTCCGCCAAGCAAACAGAAACACTACGGTAGAGGATATGCTACAAACGGTATAAGCCAGTTGTATGTTATAGAACAACAGATGATTCTAGGAATTTTCAATGAAGCAAATTACAACTCATGGAAAAACATTCCAAATTTCAAGGGATGGAGGACAGCAGTAACGTCTAAAAACCCATGCCAGTTCTGCATTGATGAGCAATACAGAATACACACAGACAGACCTAAGCTACCGTTCCATGCCCATTGCTTGTGTATATTATATCCGGTGTTTAATGCATAATAACTTGATAATCAACATACCATTGAGTAACATTACCATAAGATGGGGGATTACCAGCATCAACCACGTCACTACGGGTAAATGATTTAGGAATATTTGTGCACGAAGGCATCAATATATTACCTGACCATTGACCTGTATAAGATCCATCTTTCGCTCTCCATCTATATCTAGCGTATGGTCTTCCGGATGAAGCAACGTAATCACTAGAAGTATTATTTGTAATGCCTAATCTACATTTAGAAGAAGTAGAACCATTTGTCAACTGTCCGTAAACAGAGAATCCATAAGCGTTGGCTGTTGTATCTCCAAGTGTAATAGAAAGACTTTGTGTAACCACTATCGGCTTACGAATAAATCCGTCAGATGTAGTAGGGATTAAGCATAATACATTTCCACTGTAATCACAAAAATAACCCTTAAGATAAATATATGTATCTCCCATAGATATGAGATTATTGCGATTAAGGGTAATTGAAATTTTTCCTGTACTATCAATACTACTTACAACGAAAACTCCAGAATCCACCAACTTCTTTAATTGATTATATACTTCCACCTTTATCTTCATATTAGACCAAGTAAATCCCCCAAGTATTTTACCCCAATTATACCTAGAATCAGCCCAATATGGTGAAATTGTAAGTACAAACGTTGTCTTTGTAGCATCTACAGGATTAGTTAGAATATCTTTATCTATTGTAAGAGGTTTAGCCCCATGATCGTATCCATCAAAATCAGTAAGCCTATACCATGTTTTAGGTCTATCATATACTAATTTCTTATTTACAGAATCATAAATTATACCAGGTAAACTAGCATTGTCAAATGAAGGGCTAGACGCTTCTTTGGGTTTTATATAACTCCACATATTAATTTTTTCGCTAAGACAAGCATATCCTAAATCATAACCATCACTAGTGGGACCGATACCTAGAGTAGGATATATATCACTATCCAATCCGACAGGTGCAGTAATTTTACCGTTAGAGTGACCCATAATCACCCCCTTCCTCTATAACGGTATAAGAACCTTTACAAACAACAATGCCATTACAACTGATACTACGACAATGAATATCGCCATCAATTATAACAGCATCAGAAATGTCATAATCACTAGGAAGTTCCTCACCACATAGTGTTACAACTTCGACTGCCCCTGTGCAGCTAGACTGCCCCTGTGCAGCTAGACTGCCCCTGTGCAGCTAGACTGCCCCTGTGCTCCCTCGCTTCGCTTCGGTCGCACACCAAATTTCCGTTTACAAACAAATTAATCTTCATCTAACTCACGTATTAAATCATTAACATATTTTACACAGGAATCAAACTCGTCATACCCGTCCAAAATCATAGCACCAACAGTAATGTGAAGTTTGTCTATAACTTCTTTTTTAAACAGCACGGCATTCGCCTTGCTTGTATCAGACTTTTCTATCACAGTTATTGCGGAATCAATAATCCTAGTGACTTCGGATGGTGGCATAATGGGAATATCAGCACCTTTCCGCCAAGACTGATATTCTCTCATTTTTTTAAGAAGCTCTTTTTTTCTCATGGCAAATCCGATATAGACTTTTTGACATCATCAAGTGACTTATCCACCCATGATGAAATTACACCGTTGTTTTTACCATAAACATACAGGCTTCCTTCCATAAAAAGATTGCCTTCATTATCTTGTTTGAAATAGACCTTGTTTATCTTTTCCACAAACTTTCTATTTCTCCAATCTCTGTACATTTTGAACAAATTTTTCATGTATATAATGTTTAATTGGTTATAAATGCCTAATAAATAAGGGGTGATTATAGCATAAATGAAAAGGACTATACCACCCCCCTACCCCTTATTAAATTATGAAAAGATTTAAAATACAAACAACAGTCATAAAATGTTGTTTTAAGAATCTTCTGCGGTGCCAAAATCACCACAAATATAATAATTATTGCGAATTAAGCCAAAATTAAACAACAATCTCCCAATCATCGGCAAACACATCGCTAATAGACGGAACCCATGAATCAGCGCATCCAGTATTCTCATTGTAGATAAGACATTGTCTTATATAGTCAATAAAGCCCTTACCTTTCACAATAAGGTCTTTTGCTGATTGCGGAAGAGATTGCATCTTAGGGATAATGTCGCTTTCGATATGAGATGGAACTTGTTTGAATACCATCAAACCTTTACCGTTCCAACCACTTCTACGGATAGCACCACCTTGTTTGAGAATTTCAATGGCATCACCAAATGACATTTGATGTAGAGGTGCTTCGGGGGAGCCATCAATTCTACCTATACGACATTCCAGCACGTTAATATATCTGCTCATGATATAATGTTGCAAACGAAGCAAATAGTTCTGATATTTGTCTGTTACAACTTCGTCTATCTTGCCGGATTCAATAAATGGAGAAAGTTTATCCATCTTCTCGTATAAATCTCGCATTTCAATATGCAAGCGGTCAAGCACTGTATCAGCCACTTTATATGATTTCTTAAATTCGTCTTCTTGCATCCACCCTTCAAATCCATCTTCATATACGACACGATAACCGTTAAGATCTCTTTCTCCGTTTTCTATCATTTCACCGTACTGAGATTGCCTTGTGAGATGATAGAATTCGCTAACAGTCATAGGTTCTGCTTCAATCTGTTTTGTTCCAATGTACTTTTTCATTTCAATATATTCCTTTACTTTCTTAAGAGTAGCACTAGTTATATTATCTAATTCTATTCCAAAATTTATACAATCATTTAATATTAATTCGGGAGTTGCTTCATGGATAAATTCTTCCATAAGATTTATTGCTGATTTTTTCATATTTGTCATGATACAACCCCATCCATAAGTATTTCAAATACATCCCTTTCTATCTTTGACACAACGCTCTCATCAAATTTATCATCGTCAATGCCCTTTATGTAGTCAACCAAAGAATGAATCTTCCTGTTAACATGAATCATAGTAGAACGAACATCATCAATCATCACGCTGTTTGAAGCCTTATCCATCTCCTTGTCTGCAAAAGTTCTCTCATGTATAGTTCCATCTTCCTCAATTTTGTATGAATGGATTTTGAAGAACTCACAGATATCAAAACGGCTCATAAGACTAACTGCATTCATCATGCTTGCAATATCATCATCAGAGCAATCCAAGACGATATCCCTATAATCTTCACAAACCAAACAACTTTTAAAAGAAAAATATGGAATATCATCCTCCGAATCAAAAAGCCATGTTTCTTTATACTCGTTTGCTTTCATCTCAACAAACCTAGAATGATCAGGTATTAATGTATATTTTTACACACATTTTAGAACGTTAATTCGTTCGGGACGATACCAACGCCCACTATCAGCTATCATAAATGAATCACCGAATACTTTTCTACCTATATTAAGCGCCCCATTCACATCGGCATTGATAACCTTTCCAACTGCCGACTTGAACAGCCCTCGCTTAACACGCTTACCGAGATAGATATCATGCTTGCATATATCCTCCATAGATAGAGCGTCACATTTACTTGTGTAGCTTTCCTCATGTTCGATATAGCTGATACCTGCAAGCTCGCACTTGTATCTAAGGCAGCTTCTCAACCTCGCAAAAGGGATGAATGTAAACTTCTGATTGTTTACTCCGCCCATGTTGACGGATTGCTTCCATCCTTTGTTGTAGCCTACAGCAAGAGTGCCTATATGGTGTGATACAAGATAATCAACGATACGCCTGCTTGTCTTGTGCATCGCATCATTCATAAACCGTTCACGTTTCTCATACATCTTTCTCATCCTGTTTGTCAGTTTCTCTATACCCTGCCTGTCCTTTATGGATTGCAGCATGGATAATGTTTTGTTAAACCATCTGTTGTATGACTTGACAACCTTGCCGGAAAACAGCAGAGCATTACATCCGCAAACCAATGTGGCAAGGTTGTTCACACCCAAGTCTATCGAAGCCATACCAGTACCGACATTATCCGAATAGCCACAATCATATACAACCTCCACGGTCATGTATGTACGTTTTGGAATTATCCTTACCTGTTTGAACCGTTCGATTCTGTCCTTGTACTTCTCCCATTGCGGAACGGGTATTTTCAAGTCACGGTCAAGTATTATATACCCGTCATGTATCCTGCACGACTGGTTGGTATATATAGCATTGCTCATCCCACCACGTTTGTGATAACATGGCAGTTCGGGCTTACCGTTATACTTCCCCGGATTCTTCGCCCAATCCTTTACAGCCTTGACATATCCCTTCATTGCCTTGTCAAGCACGCGTAATGTCTGTTGGGCTACGTGTGATTTCACAAGCCTGTAATTTATCGTACCTTCAAGGTTGGTGACGTTTTTCATTATCCTGTCCAAGTCGGGATAGAACAGCCACCTGTCGTTATCCTTCAACTCGTTACGAATGATATACAACGCCTGGTTGTACAGGTTGTTCGTAACACGGCAGATAGCGCAAAGCCTGTCGGAATGATTGATGTCAAATTTATAAACTAATTGCATATTAATCAGTATTATGTACTATTATATAATAGTGTAAATTTGTTCCTTAATGCCACTACAAATAAAATCGGATGGAGGAAAACCCGAAATATGGCAAAAAAGATAAACCTCCATCCGCAAACAAAAACAAGAATTTAATCAATATAAGCAAAAACCACACATTTCAGAAAGCATTGCAATCTTAAAAGGGCAAATCATCCCGTCTTTCAGGCTGAGCAGGTGCAGGTGCAGGTGCTTGTGCTGGTTGCGGCATATCTATCTTAAAGCACCCAACTTCATTGTAATATTTACCCTGGTATTCTCTTGCTCTGATTTCAAGATGGGCAGTAATGGTATCACCCTCTTTCAATTGAAGATCACACAGGTTGCCCATTACATAGAAATACACCTCTTTGGCATACATGGAACCAATTTCCTCAACGAGAAGATTTCTCTTTTGCCAAGGGTTACCTGCCTTACTTGTACCAGTCTGTAACTGACCTACTTTCTTTACTTTACAATTTAATACTAAATCCATTTTTTTTATTTTTTATACTTTTCCTCTTTTATTTTGTCCAATTCTCTCATAGCGGACAGCCTTCTTTTGTGAGCGTCCACCCTTATCCAGAAAACTTTCCAACTAACTTCCTTACCGTTAGTGGTGTTCTCTTTAAGTATCTTGCCACATTTAAAAATCTCGTTGACAAGATAATCATACCGTTCTTTATCGTAAGAATATCTCATGCGACAAAAGTAATATTAAAAAATAAACTAATACAGAAAACAATATTAAAAATAGTTAATCAAATAGTTAATTCTTCCTCTTCCTCTTTCGACAATGCTTCCACGTCACCATCTTCACCTTTAGGAAAATACAGTTCGTCAAGATAATTGCTTGCTTCACTCTTTTCAGCGAAACTCTTTATAACACTACCCCGTTTGCTAACAACACGGTAACTAATATTATCCTCTGCTACAACTTTATAACAATTTAAATCATCCACATCTACGACATCGGGAGCATTATCATCAATACGCATCATGCTTAATATATGAGAATACTCGTTCACCTTCACCGTACAGGAAAAAACATTAGGAACTGGTTCTATTATCAATCCGGAATTTATCAATGAATCAAAAACAGAACGCCTAGGTTTGTATTTCAGTCGCCTCCTTATAAACTTCAACGTTATTATATTATCTCCCCTCTGTGCGGATAATACACACAAACGTAATATCCGTAACGCATCAATACTACATAGAGGTGAAAGGTACCTGTACAACTGGACAGGAGTAAATTTATGGTAATAATCAAATACTCCCTCTTCCTCTATTTCCCTTACACGCCTTTCCCTTTCTTTATTCCTTACCGTCAAATTAGTGGCTTTCCTTACCGACATAGACTATCCTTTCCATGTATCGTTTTCCTTTATCCATTTACGTTCATCATCACTAAGATCGCCTGTTGATTCACGATGATATACACACTTGTTGCATAACCCTGCCTTGGCACGGACACACTTGTCGCAATCGTATGGGAAAAACGCTATGGTGGTCTTGTCGTAGAAATCTTCACCAGCATCATCATCAGAAAGCCAACCTTTGAACTTTGCAAGCATATCAAGTGCACCTTTCACATCCTTAAAATCAGCAGTATCTATATCAGAACGCTTTAGGAAACTTTCTATAAGGCTTATCGCATCTTCAAATTCAAGGTTATCCTTGTTTATCAAAGTCTTTGTCTTTTCCTTATTCTCCCCTTCCAATACACGCCTCATGGATGGTGTCACATAATCGGAAGCAAGCATGGAAGATTTGGCATAATTGACAATCTGTGTTATCCTTGGAGAGTTCACCCATTGCTTGGCTTTCATAAGCAAAGAACGCTCTGACATACCCTCGTCAACAACGTGTGTAGCCTTGTAAAACAAGACAGGATTGGTATCTATGACATAAGCGGACGCAGCCCATAACTCCATCTCATTCGCATCATCAATATGCTTTGCTATATCAATCTTCTTCTGTTTTTCATCGTCAATAAGAAGATTGTTACTAAGGGGAAGTTTACCCCATCCTTTATTCAAACCCATTATCTTTCCTCCTTTATCCTAGACTTTATCTCCCTTACCCTCTCGTCAAGTTCAGAAGAATATTTAAAAAGATTGTATATGCTACTCCTGTCAATACATAGGAAATCAGAAATTTCAGACATACTTAAACCCATGTCACGCATGACACAGCACACAAGAGCACGGTTTATCACAATATCATGCTTCCTGCTTTTCCTGTTAACATCAGTATCGGAGAGTCCGCTTGCCGCTAGAACTCTCCTAAAAACCAAAGCGTTATCAGCCTTTTTGCCCATTTTTCACATTCTCCTTGTCTACGATTAATTGCATTATATCAGCGTAACCAGCCAAGTCAACCATATTGTCACGCTTTTTATGGAATCCCTGTCTGCATAGCTTTACAGCTATCTGTACAGCAACACAGTCATAAGGAGATAATTCCTTTCCCGTAATCAAAGAAGCCATCTTGGAAATGTTTTCAAAATTGACTACTGCATCGCCATAGTCAGACTGCCTGCTGTTGCTGCGGATATCCTTTGCCTCATCAAGAATACTTCTCTCTTTAACATGATCAACATAAGCAATACAATCCGAGAAAAGAATATACTCTTTACCCTGGTCATCCGCACAAAGAAACTTTTCACCATTCTCAAAACAGTATTTAACAGTGACAAATTTACCGAACACATTTGACTTGCTTACAGAATCTTCACCATGAAGTGAAATGTATTTATCACGGTTTATGATTTTCACCCTACTGTTTAATGTAACTCCAATCATAATAAATCACCTACCTTTATGTTATCCGCATCTTTTTTATCAGAAAAGAAGATACGGTCATACTTAGTTTCACCAAACTCAACAAACATGGCTAATATAAAATACTTGTTCAGTACACTGTCATAGCCCTTGTCGTAAATTTTGTTTATCTTTTTTGTTTTCATCGTTTTTCACATTTAATGTCCATACTGTCACCTCCCATCATCATCTTCAATATACAGGTATTGGACATAAGTTCAACAACCTCGTATCTTACATACTCACATCCATCAACATAACATGTAATGGTTTTACCAGATATATCATAAGTACCGTAACCATTTCCAAAATAGCCCCTTCCTACATAAGTACCATTCTGATTAAACTTAGCGTAAGTAGGTCTTATCATAGGATACCATCTACCATCCACTTTTACCTGAACAAGTTCCCATGTCCCGATAATAGCATCCTTGTATTCATCATCCTTATCATTGGAACAACTACACAACCCCAATAATACTATTGAAGAAATAGCAAAAAATAATAAAAATTTCTTTCTCATTTGCCTAAATTATTTGTGTGACCAAAACCTCCATCACCCCTATCCGTTGAATCAAGGCTTTCAACCTCAACAAATTCAACCTCAATATAATTACTGAAAAGAAGCTGAGCAATCCTCTCCTTGGCAGCAATATAGAAAGGCTCTTTCTCAAAACTCTTCACTATAACACCGATACAACCAGTATAGTCACAATCAATAACACCATCCAACACATCAGCGTCATGATGCTTCCCGTCAACGCCAATAATACCTTTCAGAGAAAATCCACTCCGCGGCTTGATAATAGCCTTCATATTTGATGGCATCTGAATGGCTATGCCAAGTTTAATCAGATTACGACCTTTTCTTATCAACGTGTTGTCAGGAACATACAAATCATACCCGGCAGCACCATCAGTTTTTTTTTCGGGAAGAACTGCATCCCGTCTTAATTTTACAAATTTTACTTTATCCATTTTTAACATCAGTGTTTAATCTAAATGCGGCTTCCCTAGCCTGATCCTTCGTTCTATACAACTCTATTTTTTCAAACATACGACCATCATCACAGTCATACGTACACAAGGTGACAGCCCACATATTACCACGCGGAGAATAGAAATACTTACCGTAATCCTTTCCCATCACCTTACCGTCAATCCTTATATCTCCTTTAGGCATGCTTGTTCTTATAAATTTTTACCAATAATCATACAAACAGACGCTCCAAATGGAGGACATGACATATAAGCAAAAGTAATAAACACACCAAAATCACAGAATATTTTTCTATTACCCCTAGCACCAACACACTTATATATCCCTAAATCCTTCATTTTTTTTACTAAACATCTTTTTGCTGGAATCTCAAGACCTTTATTCTTATATAATTCATATATACGTTCAGCAAATTCGTTGGTATTTATAATGTTATTTAAACTTACGGAATATGTGCTATTGTCCAAAATAAAATCAACCAATTGAGATAAACAGTATAGACCGTCTTTCTTTTCGATAACAATATTATCAATATAAAAATCCCCATTAACATAATCAAGAAAAGGAGTTTTATCTAATAAAAAATACCTATCAGAAAAACGATCACCAGACATACCACAATTAGCTTTATTCAACATTACATACTTTTTAGACATAATGTCAAAATAATACTTTTCCCTTCTATTTAAATCGGACGGATTACATTCTTCCAATATGGAAAATTCAATATCATTAATATCATAGTCTGATATTTTATCCATATTTGGATGAGTTTTAGATTTAATCATCCTTTTATGACCATCAATTCTTTTAGAAATTCTAATAGATTGACCAACATAACAATAGTTTTTATACAAAAACATATAAATACCACAATCTTTCATTTTTATCAAATTTTAATTATGCAAATATAATAATAAAATTGATTAAAACAAAATTATCACGCCTTATTTCCTCACCCCAAACTTTTTCCTAAACTCATCAGCAGAACACGCTATACGCTGACCAAGATGGTCTACATACAAAACAGCATCTTTAATCATTCGGTCATTATCGGCAAGCATGTGGATAACACTGTTAACGACACACTCTTTACCACTACCTAATTCAACATACTTATTACCCATGACAATGCAGTCTTTTTCCTTCAAAGGAACAATACGTTCAATCTTGCTTTCGCGATATTTTTTCAGCTTTTCAAAGAACTCACGGTGCATGACACGCTCATTCTCATCCATCACATAGTAAAATTCACAGCAAATATCATTAACATCATTTACTGTAGTGAGTTCAATAATGTTTTCAGTAGCATTCTGCAATGCGTCAAAGAAATTCACATCATGATCATCCAACACTTCTTCCATCATTATGTCAATGGAAGCAATAGCTGCGTTCTTGAAATCAATTCCTAATTCAATATCCATTCTCTAAATTGTTTAACATTAATACTATTCAAATTATTAATAACAGCATCTCCGATATCATCGTTATGCTTCAATCCAAAAGACAGGATAGGGTGTTCCCACCATCTCGCCACACGTCCTTTGTCACCCCACAAAGATATAGCTTTATTATCAAAGTCGGGGAACAAAATAACATTTTTTGGCAATTTATTTCCAAGCTGGTTCATTCCGCCACAAGCTGTCCATATAAAACCGTTACCAAAAGCCATAGAAGCTATTATGGCGGTTTTTTCCGATTCAACCATACAAGTTATCGCATCGCTGCAATAATCCCCTAAAAACGGCTTAAAATAACCACGATAGGTAAATCCTTCGCCCGTAGTAAACTTCCTGAAAGCATGGGCTTCCTTCTTCCTGTGCCCGTTCACCTCATATCTTATCCTGTTATCATGGCACACGTTACCATCCTTGTCGGAATACCAGAACACAGCGGATTCCTTTCCAAGACATCCTACCTTGTACCTTGAAAACACATCATTCACGGAATCAACACCGAAAACGCCTGAAAGGTACTCGTACAGGTTATTACCCTTCCAATGCCCAGCATCGCTAAGCCTGTCAACATACTTCATATCAACAAACCTTGATTCCTGCCTTCCCGAATCATACTCCTTCTCGTAGAAATCCTTCAAACTCATCCTGCAACCGTCAGGACTTGACAGAATCCTAAAAGCATCAGAAGCACTACTGCAACCGGGAAGATAAGACACGAGAAAGTCAAACAGGTTGACAGAATCACCGCCCTGCTCGGTAACGGTAATACTGCCCGACTTGTTCATATAGAAAACCAGCTTGTCTTTCCTGCTATGGCTCTCCAGATTTATCCTGGCAGGCAACGTCCACCGCTTACCCCTACGCCTTAAAGGAAGCCCAAGCACGGTATCAAGATTGGCAAATATATATTCATAATCAATACTAGCCATATTTATTACTTAAAATTACGCCATCCCTGTTTCAAATCCCTAAAGAAATCGCTAAACGTATAACGATAACCTTCAGGATATCCTAGAAAATCAGAAAGGCATGAAACATACCCTCCAGGCTACGTCCACTCGTCCATCGGTACACCATTTCGGCAGGAACCATAAACACAAGAAGAACAAATAAAATGTCAACGTATATGAGAAACATGACAAAACGAACAAAACACCTCATAATCATTCCTCCACATCCCCTAAAAGAAGTTTCTTTGCATAACGCAACGCAAACTCCCAATTGTAATAAAACGTACCTAGCAAATCAAAGAACAGGCTATACACGGCATCCTTGTCACCATCGGGAACGGAATACATGATATCATCCATCATACGGATATCATCACTGAACCTGGCATTCTTTGTCGTATAACGCCACAAACCGCCAACGGCAAGTATCTTGGCGTGTTCATAAACATGACCGTCAATGGAATATACATCACAAACGTAATCATTAAACCAATCCTCATTGTCCAGCACACCACTAACAGGACTTGCCGACAAAATCATATTAACAAACACACCAAAATGACAATACTGCTCTATCTTACCCGAATCATTGTCAAACTCAACCTTGAAAGCATCCTTGCCGCTCTCATTAATACTGCAAACCATGTCACTCACGTAAAGCGTCTTTAACCACTGGCTGAAATTATACCTTTTCAAACCAGTCCTGTTACGGGATTCATTTATCGCACACTGGGCATCAGACACACATACATACCAATCAGAAGTAACACGAATACTTCTATCAAATAAAACAATCTCTTTATTATCCATATACAATAAAATTTTTCAGCAAAAATACATATTAAAGTAATATGGCAAAAATAATAACAGTTAAACAATATTAAACAGACAACCTATTATCTTTCCATTTTTTAGCTTTCAACAAACCAACACGGACAGCTTCATTGTTATTCCATTTAAAAATGTCACACATAAGAGATATATATTCATGAATCTTATCTCTATACAACAACTGTTCTTCTGTTGCGTGTTGCCAATCTGTTGTTATACCACATTCTTCTTTTATCATAGTGCACAATAAAGACATAGCTTTTGAGAACTGGCTTTTATTGGAACAATTATTATACAGCGCACCAGTCATTTCCTTAAATGAATCACCGCTATCATTACGATATTCAAGAAGTTTGTCGAATAACCATTCATACACCTCAACTTTTAACTTTGGATTTATAGCCAACGCCAAATCCAAGAATAAAAAAGGATGAATCCATGTATGATGCCCTCTACCCCTTCCACTGATAATAGCAGTACCATACTTTTTTTCTAACTCTACAATAAACTCTCTTGTATTATTGCTTTGCCGCCACTGATAAAAATTAAATTCAGGAAACCCATTATTAATTCTCCAAGCATTACCAGCTTTAACCAAATCGGTAGCAGACAAAAATTCACTTTTGTTTTTTTGGGAAATCTCATGCCCAAAAAGAATTCTTTTCATTTCAACTTCTGTTTTCATAATAAAAGTGTTTTAAAATACAATGCAATATACATACTATTTATTATAAAAGCAAATATAAAACACTTTTTTTCAAAAGACATTTATTTATTATAAAAAAAACATCACTTTAGAACGGCAAATCCTCCTTCATTATATCATCAGCCTGTTGGAGAAGATATTCGTCAGGATTGTACTTCCGTCTTAGGACAACCTGGAACAGTCTGTTCCTGTTCTCACCCCACGCGGAAGTGACAGAATATCCTTCCTGGCGTATCATTTCAACCATCTTTCTCTTGCTGTAAGGTCTTACGCCACAGTCATTGCAGTATGCTATGTATTTCACATACAGGTCACGGTCACGGATAGCCGATTCCTCAATATCTCCTGAAGAATCATACCCCGAATCGTAAAGATAGGACAGGACACTATTGGAATCACGTCTTGCGTTCTCCGTAACGGATTCTATCGTATAACTTCTCGTAAACTCACCTTTATTCTTAACAAACCGTCTTGCACCCTCTATTATCCAGTTAATAATGGCTGCCGATTCCTTTGACAGCTTCAACGGAAGAGATCTGTCCTGTTCCGATTCCTTAAACACACGATAGAACGGGATAACAAGAGAGCGTCTGAAATGACCATAAGTCTGGTCCGAAACGGAAGGCATCTTGTTAAGGTTGGCCATGAAAGGCGGCATCATGTCAGCAAGGAAAGGCTCACCGAACGGAAGGCGCGCCATAGTAGGCTCACCAGATATGAACTTCTTATACTTTCCACCGCTCACGTCCTTCCCACCCATCTCTGAGGCGTAGTTGAGCAGCTTGCCGTTTATCATCGCTATATTGTACTCGCAAGTAGACTTGTCACCCGACAGGTCAGCCATCTCCATATACGACACATTGTCTTTCCCCAGGGCATTGACAACAGCGTCAAAGAACACCGACTTACCGTTACTACCACAACCGAGAAGGTAACACATCTTCTCCATCTTGATCTTCTTCCTGTCAACAAAGGCACACCCCACAAACTCCTGCAAGGCATCCTGGGCGTCCTTCACAGGAATCACATCGTCCAGGAACTTCTCCCACAACGGGCTGCGCGCCAACGGGTCATAATTGATATTGATACGTATGCACGATTCTATCATGGGTGAGAAATCGAACGTTTCCATCGTTTCCGTGTCAAGGACACAATTGTCAAACGTGATGAAGTTACGCTTGGGATTGAATATCTCATGCGTCACGTTCTTCACAATGGTACGGTAGAAACGCTCGCTCGTATCGGTCATGTACAGTTCGCTAAGACCGTTTATCCGGCACAAGTCCATGCACAGGCGCATCAGATCCTCCTTCATCATGGGAACGAATATCTTACCGTCAAAAGCCATGATGGAACCGCTCCTGTGGCGTCTGAAATTGCACTCCCTGCATGCATCAGCTATATCCATCTCGACCATAGCGGATATGGAACGCTTCCACTCGCCTTCATCCCTTGCTTTACGGAAACCGCGACCACCTCCCTTGTCCGCCAGCTTGCCCATAACGGAATCAAGGATGTATTCATAAGAAGCCTTTGCAGATTCAGCGACAGTCATTTTCCCCTCCTTTCTCTACCGATTCTACCGATTTCTCCCGGTCCACAACCTTCCCGAACATTACAACGGGATACAGATCATAATCGTCCGTTGATATGTCAGGGCGTGCGTCCATATCGTCAAGGGAAGAGTACACGTCCGCGATGTGCTCCAGTTTCCTGCACACGATGGAATCACGTCTTATCCCGTAATACTCTATAAGGTCAGCCATGTACTGTATGGTAATGTCCTTGAACCATGTGAACGCATCGTCACGTGTCCTTGCCCCGTCACAGCAGGTGTTGAACGTGTACCCGAAACGCCTCATCTTCACGAAATAGCTGTTCCGCCACAACGACACCGACTTGTCCATCTCGTTCCCTGCGTTACGTATGGCAGTTACAATGCTTCCCGGCATGAGCGCGCACCGTGAAACGCGAGCGGCGGAAGGCTTCCCGTTAGCCCCAGTCCCATCCACCATATCCACATCTGGCACGAACCTTAGATCATCCACGCTCCTTCCGCCCACAACGGACGTGTCATGCCGCATGAGATAGTCGGCATCCACGATATGACCGTACTGCCTTACCTGGTCCTCACACCACGAAGCGAATCTCCTTAACGACCGTTTCCACTCGGAAGGAAGCACATACCCGTACCTTGCACATATCTCGGCTATACGCTTCCTCTCCTTCTCCCATTTGCCCTTCATCTTCCTCTCGTACTCCAGCACTTCACCCTCCACGCTGACACCAGCTACCTGTGCAGCCATAGACCTTGCAGTTAAAGGTACGGGCACGCGCCTGATAAATGACGCTTCCGACACAAGAACCGTCCTAGTACCGTCCTTCAACGGCTCGTCAAGTTTGAGGAAACACTGCCTGTCCGCAACGTTGACGAGCGTAACCCATCCGAACAGCCGTGTCTGAACCCTCATCCCCTTGTACCAACGCTCCCTGTCGGGCATTGCATCGGACAGGCATACGACACGCCTTGATTCGGGCAACCTAAGTTTAATCTCTATTTCTTCTTCCATATTTTACTTGATTTTACCTGCAAATATAGCGCAAAAAACAATACGAAAACTAGTAGTTAAATTAATTAACTACAAATGTTTATGTGATTAACAAATGCGTGTAAAGGAAGATAGTTTATCTTTCTTTACACAAGATTTTTTACTTTCACGCCAACAGTATGCTTTAAACAAGAAAAGTAAAAAATGTTGATTGTTGTTATTTTTTACTTTTGTCATAATTTTTCTCATTTTAGTTAAAATGATTTAACTATAATTTTTTATCTACTTATTATTTTCTACGTTAAGAAATGTAAAATTGACTTAATTTAACATAAAATAAAAAATCTCAACACTGATAGTTGCATATGCAACTAATTGATTCGGGAAAATTCGTAAAAAACCTACGAAATTCGTTGATTTTTCGTAGACTTCGTAAACTCTTCGTTTTTCAACATTTGTCAAAAAACTCGCGCAAATTAGAGGATAAGTTACTGAAAAACAAGCTGTTTAGCCTTGTCAAAAAAAATTGAATCGTAAATCGTTGAAAATTTACTCTCTATTAATTTGTGTATTAAATGTTAAAAGTAATATATATTTACAACATATATATACACGTACACGATACATACTCTATTACAATACATATACATACACATACACAATAAATACATAACACATACACATACACATACATACACCAAAACTGCATACGTAATTTAGTATAGATACATATCAAAACGACGAAATCAACGAAGAATACTGTAAACCAATAACTTATACTGCAAAAAAAGACATAAAAAATGCAACCATACCTACGAAATACACCAAAAAACCTACGATTTTCGTAACTTTTTATGTAAAAATTTATCCGATTTTGTTGAAAACTACCGAAAATACACCTCCAAAACGCAAAATCAGCCATCCGAGCAAAATTTGGAGAAAAAAATTTTTCAGAAAAAAATTTATCGGGAGCGACACACCCACCGCGAAACCTCCACAAAAGGGGGTATGGCACTGATTTACAGGCAATTACGCACGTTTATCTACCACGATTCTCAACGTTTGTAAATAAAAAAGAATTCTTTTCTACGAGAATCGAATTTCGAAATCTTTACAAGTAAAATATCTTTACAAATGAAATCTACGAAGATTTCGTAATTCCCTCATTATCAGACACTTACAAACAAATTTAACACAAATTAACATTGAAAAATCTTGAAATTAAACATAATATTGGTCTTGCACGGTCTGATCTATTAATATTATGCAATATTAATTTAAAATATGTATATAAACTGTATTGATTTTGGAAAAAACGGGCTTAATTTATAATGAATGTTAATGAAATGTACAACTTAATCAAAAACGCTGTATGTTTGCAGTGTCGGAAGGACAAAGAGATACTTGACGTATTGAAACAGCTTGCCACGGTGACAGAGTGGCACAGATCCGCAAACCAGGGAATAAGCGGAATATAAACAGCGGTATAGCTAGCCACGATACAGAAGTACGGTACCTTGATAATGGAGATAGGAATCTAGTGCAATATGTGAGTAGCCTCTCTAATACAATATAATGTATGTGCGTATGTATCCTATACATAAGCCTTAATACGGTCCAGTTATGCACGGAGCGTATACGCACATATTGTAATGTAGCTGCCATTGGTGTACATTGGTAACGGTTACAAGCCCGTATAGATACAGAGTACAAGATAACTTAATACATTATATATATGGAAGCAAAGAGAATCTCACAGAGAACGGTTAAGAGTATTATTAACAGTAATACAGTATTGTTGCATATTGGTAACTTTGAAACGGGAAAGCGTATCAACTTAAGGCGCGCGGTTGACGAATGTGTGTATACTAGTCGGTTGTATTACAATACGGAAATTTATTCGGAGCGTGAAAAGATGAATTACTTATCGTTAAAACATAATGATAAGCTATATGAAACACATATTGCAGCGATTAACGAATACACGGAGTACCACATTAACTATGACGCAACAAGCAAGTATTATACCTTGGTTATTTTTTGATCGTGTCGGATATGGGCTGGTGTAATATCTATCAGGTGTTTGATAGCGTGGTAGACGATCTGGATAAAGAACCTTTGTTAAAAGAAATTAAACAAAGCGGCGTAATAACAGAAGATCAGATACAGACATTAAAAAAACGCTCAAACGACTTGCGGCGGAATGTTATTAATTACAATTGGATAGAGCATGCCGGGAACGGATACGGTATACCGTTAACAAAGGAACAAGGCGCGAAGGAACTAGACTGGATAAGGTCTTTTGTTGAAAAAAATATATATCGTGCTAAAGAAATAGAAGTCATACAAAACGCCTCTCCATATGATTTCGTTTTTAAAGGCTTATACAATAACGGTTTAGGGAGTTGGTGCAATTACTTGCCAATTTACGAGGTAAACGGCATGGAATATGTACCAATGTTACAACCTTATATAATTGGGAGATATAAGTTAACAGTAGAGTTTCATAATGGAGCGCGTTATTGCTATTATGGCAAGACGAAGAAAGAAGCGTTAGCAGCGTTTAGAAAATCGTTTGGCAGCTTTAGAGGCTTTGTAAAAAAAAAGAATGGGAAATAATATGATAGTTTATACAGTAGAAACGATTGGCGGGCAAATTACAAGCTACGAAGCGAATAAGGAAAATTTGCCCAAATTTTTAGAAAAGCCCGTTAAGGAAAGTTTTAAAAAGTACGGTTTTTGTATGTGGAAAACACCAGAATACGAGTGTATTATATATCCTACATTACAGGCTGCGCAACGTGCTATACAATGGACAATTGAAAATTAACAATTAAATATTACAATTATGGAAACAAAGAATTTATCTTACAATGTGACAAAATTTTACGTAGAAAACGGAACAACCTACAGAATGAACGTGCGTATAAGTTTGGGCGACTGTTGCAAAAATGGTGTATGTGATTGGAGTATCACGGCCGACATTTACGTAAAACGTAGGAACGGGCGGTTTGTTTGGTATGCTAGTGGTTGCTGTCACGAAGAAATACTAAAACATTTTCCACAGTTTAAAACGTTTATTGACCTACATTTGTGCAACTATTACGGGCAACCTATGTACCCCGTTGACAATGGAGCATATCACCTTGTAAACAGCGACAAGGAAAAGGCAATAAACTACCTACGTATCACCGGAACAGAATACGATATATTACGTAATAGCACAGAGGATGAGTTGTATTTTAAATACCTGTTGCACACTATGGGGATTGTAGATCGATGGAAACAAGAAAGTTTGAAAGCTATAAAGCAATTGGAAGCATTGACGGGTAACACATGGGAAAACCCGTATAAACCCGAAAATGAACATTTTGCATTAAAATTGACGGACGAAGAACGTACACTAATTGAAAACAGAATCAAAGACGGGTATTATACTAGTGAAGCCATACAGGAACGGAAAGACCGGGAAAAACGTGAAGAATACGAGAAAAAACGCAGTGAAATAATTGCAGCCTGTGAAAAATCCATACAAGAAGCGGAGAACAAAAAGCTGGTTATGTTGGCCGTTCTTGACGCCGGAATTTCTCTTAAAAACGCGATATACTGCAATCATAGCAATGAACTTGCGTTTAATTGGAATGACTACGAAACAAAGATAACGCAAGAACAGTTTGACAAATTTGTGAATACAGTTGACAAAACTAAACTTCCTGAAAATATAACCTTTAAATTAAAGAAATTATGAGAACGTTTTTTGCACAAGTTGAAACACGGTACCGGGCAATTAAAATTTGCCCGTTTACCCCTGTACGTGTTATTAAGGTTTTTGGCGGTTATATGTGTTTTGAGAGTGATAACGATTATAGAGTTTGGAAAAATCAAAAGTAAAATAGCAATGAGAACAAATAATAACCTAGTAGATTTTGCGAAAAGATCGACAAAAGAATATTATCCTGAAAATATAGTATATGAGAGAACCTCCTGGAACGGTGAGAACGCGTTTATTTTTGGAAACCTGCAAAAGAGTTGAAAGTAGGTAGTGTATTATACTTTGATCATATAGATGAATATTATACCGAAATGGAGTATAACATGATAACAGAAGAAGCGCAACGATATATTAATGATAACGGGTAGGCAATGAGTTGTACGATATTGTGTACGAATGGCTTGTGAATAATAGTAGAATGGAACCTACCTTTGTAGATTACTCAGAAGTTGAACTAAACGATTTTTTGCAAAAATGATTGAAACATTAATATTACTTTGTTGCCTGTATCTATCAATACGGGTAACTGATTATATCGAAAAACAGAAACAAAACAATAACAATTAAAAACGTAACATTATGGAAAGAAGAAACGACATACCCAATTTGCTTGCAATGTATATACGTAACACAAGTGAGATATATAATACAACATTATGTCTGCAAAACTGTATAATCAAAAAAATAAACAATGGCGTACAACCACAATTAGAATACCTTGCAAATTGCAGCACAATGAAAACCATAATCAAGGAAGCCGCCAAACTGTTATACAAGTACGACGGGATAACACCCACAAAACAGGAAAAACAGGAGGCCGCTAGAGAGCATGCCAAATATATACTTGAATGTGTGCAATACTCTATAAATAATCGCTAATAAAGGGCAAATAAAACCCTGTAGTGAAAGATATCAATCAATACCTATATATTACCATAAAAATAAAAAGATATGATTTATAAAGGATATATAATACATTATTGCTTTTGCGGTTACGAAACGAAAATGTATCTAATTAATTTCCCCAATATCCCTACATTTCCAAAAAATATAAAGTATGCACATAAGACCGTTAAAGAAGCAAAACGGGAAATTGATAGGGTAATAGATATATTGACGCAAAAATAAAAACATTATGATACTAGTAACAGTAAAAAACAGCAAAACAGGTAGCCAATATATTTGTAAATCGGCTTTAAAAACAGTAAAGGAAATAGCATATAAGCATATAAGTTACCATTTTATATGCATGCACAAGGATCACCCGTTTTTTAAACAATTCTATCACGGTCCGAACGGAATACAAACAGGATCGGAACGGTACAAAGAAGTAGAAGCCCTGGAAAAATCTATCTGGAATACACCGATGCACGAACTACTAGATATAACCATTAAAGAAACGCCCCTAGACGGGCGTACCAGGTACGCAAAACAGTTACCCGTATATAATACGGACGTATTAGCGGAACTCACCTATTAATCAATCAAAAACAATATAATTATGATACAATTTACTATTGACAGTTTTAGTGGCGGTCTATCAGGCCGCCCGTATAAATCAATCAATGAAGCTATACAAGACGGTGGCTACTCCGTTTGGTGTAATGAAAAAATTAAACTAGCGTTTAGTTTTGGGAACGGCACGGAAAAAGATTTTAAAAGATATTGCAAAGACAACAAATGTAAGATTATAAGCGAAAACGAATTTTATTCTTTGCCGTTGAATGAGCAAAAAACACATATTCAATTCATTCATGAACAATTAAACCGTTACGAAATACGCTAAAGAACAATTGCAGGAAGCAATATATAATAGAAAATCGTGTAATTAGTTTTTAAAAACCGAAAATTGTGGGTATTGCCAAAACTTGATGAATTATCTAAATAATTAGTATTATGAAAAAACAGAATATAGAAAAAGAATTATCTCCTATCCTTGAAAATAAAAGTATTCAGATCGGAGCATTTAAGGCTAGCAGAAGTATTGATACATTGGATATTGTCAAAGAAAATATAAAATTTTGGAAAAGCTATGACGGGCACAAGTTACCCGAAAAACAGGTTAAACGAGCGTATTATAACGGCACCAGGACGCAAAAAATAATCAAAATGTACCTAGATACGCCCGAATTGATTAAGTTTGTAAGAGAGCACGCAAACGACTATAAAACGTTAAATCGAAAGGACGTACCTAGCTGCATAACTATTGATCGTAGGCGGAGTGAACGTTATTTTTCCGTATATATCAAAAAGTTTGGGAACGTGCGTTTTGATGAAGTGTTAAGAGTTTTCCCTTTGCTTCCTAAATCATATTTGAACAAGTAATTAAAGTAATTAAAGTGATTAAAGTAATTAGAGTTTTAAAGAGAATATTAACCGATTCAGATATAATAGATCTGTACGGTATGTATTGTGATTTTTATAAAAATATACAATAATTTAGATAGCATTTTACGCAATTTGTTAGTTGCCGGAAACATTGTAACCGTACCGTTTGAACAAATGAGAGAGATACGCAAAGAGCTGGATCGATTTGTTAAGCCTGTACAGATAGAGATTATTAAGAGCGATTTTGAAACGGTTTCATTCAGAGAGTTAATATAAATAGAATTGCCCGGTATGGAGAACAACAAACAGAGCGACACTGTTACCGGGAGCAATTTTTGACTTAAAAACGAAAATAAACGAAAGGTATGAATATTATTACAGATCATGCAAAGCTACGTTATAGGGTGAGCGATAACAGCGGAACAATAAATAAAGAGTTCGGCAAAAATCAACAAGCGGCCTATGACTTTGCAAACGAGATAAAAGAAACGGCAACCATACGCGGATATTTTGCTTTTAAACATAGAGGGCAATGGCAAACGAATACGGTATTCATTGATCATGTATTTAAATAACCAACTATCCCGGCGTGGAGAACAACAAGCGGATCGCCACCGCCGCCGGGAACTATTTATTAACTTAAAAATAAAAAGACATGGAAAGTACATTCAAGTTGTTAGCTACTGACAGACAGGCGCAAATACTATTCAACAACTATTGCGTTAAACTGATGGAGTTCAAAGGGGATAAAGAAAGTTATCCAGAAATGAATATAAATAATGAAATAATTTACCCGTGGCGTGTTACATTACGGCATAAAGAAGAATTAGGCAAACTTCGTGGGGTGTATTCATTTGAAAAACTTGTAAGTATCATTTGATTTAAAAATAATCATTATGAAACGAATTGAAATTTTGGCTTTATTATCATTAAGTCTATCATCATGTAGTGAATACTTCGATAAACAACAAAGTAAGAATGAACTAAAGAAAAAGTATTCTTTCGCATTAAATTACTATGTTGAAAGATTGTCCGTTATTTGAATCATACAGAGATAGTATCAACAAGTACACAATACTTTCAAATGAACTTGATTACTAACTTAAAAACAAAAGAATATGGGAACGAGCAATCAGCTAAGTATTAAGCAAATTATTTGTTTTAACATTATAGCGGCTGAAAAAGTTGCTGGGAATATATGTCAAGGTCTTGCTGTTAAGCTAGGGAAAGCGTTTATATACGATAACCGTGATATTGATGTCAATGAAATCTCATACATTAGTCAACAATGTGAGATTGCGCTTCAAAATATATCCGAATTAGGTCTTACGGAAGCCAAGAACAATGAAATGAATAATATAATAGCTAAATATAATGGGAACGAACAATAAACAAGCTATCCTGGAAGGACGGAAATGGGATGTGATAGAGAGTGTTGACGGATATTTTTCCGGGGAAAAGAACGGAGTTATCATACAAGGAACGACAATGAGTGATCTGTATGAAAAATGTAAATCTTTTGATATAGCTTCGGTTATGGAGAAGATTAATACGGGTGACAATCTGAACGACTGGGAAAAACGCTTAATAAAAGTTAATAAAAAGTTGTTGGCAAACCAATAAACTATATCTTTGCCATATGAGAAAGAAATACGTGGCATATTATAAGGGATGTACAATAGAGGTCACAGGAGAAAAAGACTTCATGTACCGGATAATAAAAGGTGAACGGATGGTTCTCTTTGTAGATATGTTTTACAGGTCTACAACTGATGCGTTAAAGGGCGCAATGAGGTGGGTGGACAATAATGTTAGGAAGGAGTGAATTTATGCTTTTTGGAATTGTTTTTGCTATGATAATGAGGGCTATATGTGGAAATATGTTGGACGATTGATGATTGTCATTGCATGGCTTATTGTGTTACAGATTTTGTCAGAATGTTAATTATGAAATATTTAAGAATACATTTGATTATATGGTGTTTGCCTTGTATAATATATACACTGTTCGAGATTGCAGTATTTTTGGCGTTCAATATCATTTCGTTTATATGGGAGTTTAAGTTTATTAAATGGAGTTCCATGTTTTATGCCCAATATACATGGAACGGTATTCTTTATGTAGACCGAACTCCTTGGGATACCTTTAAAAGGCATTATAAAATGATTTATTGACAGACAGGTTATGACAAAAATAATGAATTTAGGAGCACATTGTAGTGAATGTATTCACTATCAATGTATTAGTCCGTTTATGTATTGCATGGCTTTACAGAATAGAATAACGGCTAGGAAAACGCCTAAGTATTGTAAGCACTATAAAAAGAATAAAGTATGAACACATTTTACGGAATCAGCTTTGCAATATACTTTATACTTATCACCCTTGTATTGACCACACTCATATATGGCTTAAAAAGGAATAAATATAAGTTTTGGAAGTGGGTGATTATAACATTATCCTACTTCATATTTGTTATTATTTACACAATTTTTTGTTTACGATAATGGAAAAGGTAGAAGTAGGAACCCTTGACGAGAACGAACTGTTTGAACACAGGGGTACAATCTATGAGGTTTTATATAAGACGGATTATTGTGTCCGTTGCCAATACCCGAATGACAAATACCGTTACCGGGATAAATGGAAGTATCTATATACCGAGTTTAGTTTATGGACAAAAGTGAACAAATTATGAAAACACTGGTTTTTGATGTTATGCTTGACGGGCGGTTTGTACATACGTTCAGATACCAATATTGCCCGTTGTTCCCGATAGACGAAGAGGAACTGGAGAAGTTTGTTACCGACAGGCTTCCTACGTTAAAAGGAAAGGATTTTAAAATAGTATTTTAATATGAAACAGACAGTAGAAGATGCAGCGAAGGAGCATCAGGCGCATTTTGAAATATGTGATACCGAAGGTACAATAAGTGGATTTACTAATGGAATGCATAAACAGAGTTATGAATCTTTTATTTCTGGTGCAGAGTGGCAGTCAAAGCAATCGCCTTGGATAAGTGTTAAGGAACGGTTGCCAGAACCAAACAAGCTTGTCCTTTGCAGAATGGTATCAAATGGAGCGATTGTTAGTGGCTATATCGTTGTTTCATCCGGGAAATCGCCATACGTTGCGACAGACGGAGGATTTGAATTTGAGGATTGGAACGGCTACGAGTGTGACATGTGGATGTACATTCCCTCTTTCGATGATATACTCGAAGCCAACAAGGATGTGCTTGAACGGATTAAACAGAAAGGAGATTGAACGGTATGGAAGTAAATAACGGAATAATAATTGATGGAGTGCTGCATGAATTAGTATTAATGCAGAATAGTTCACCATGTGACAATTGTAGTCTACAAGAACAATGTAGAATGGATCGTCCCTTGTGTAAAGTAATTGCTAGATATTATAACTCTGATGAACGTTTTATTAATCGTGGTAAAGTAACTGATATTAAGATAGAGAAGGAGGAATAAATTATGTGTAATTCAATAGAATGGGGCAGATGCGAAATATGTGGAAAAGAAACCCAGTTGGAACGTACTTATTTTTACTATCCAATTCATTGTGAATGTTGTGGCAATAAGGAAAATAGACATTTTGAAATGATAAGACATTGTAAAAAATGTCCTGCCCCTATGCCTAAAGAAATACATCCACTATGTAAGGCAATGGACGGTAAGGCTTATCATGTGAGTGTTTCCAATATGCTTCCCATTGATATTCATGGAGAGTTTATTATAAATGAGCGAATAATTAAGGAGGAATAACTATGGGATTTACAACACCGTGCTTTATACGCAAAAATACCGAAACACTTAGGAAGAAGTTAGAAGAATTGGGATATCTTAACGATTCTTCTGAATGGACAGTTGATTGTAGTATAATATGGGTTTATCAATATCCAATGAAAGGATTTGATACTCCTAATTATGTGATTGCGGATTCTTTTGACATACCTTTTGACAAACATAGTGCTTTATGTGGGAAATTTATTGATTGCGGAACGAACGAGGAACTATTCCTGGCTATCGCTGCATTGAGGGATGATAGTAACTACATGCAGTGGTTTATAGCAGATTCCATTCTTAGCGTTTCTTATGACGATTCTATTGGTAACGATCATTATTTCACAGAGCCAAAAGGCATTATGTTCTTTTGGGATGAAAATTGGGATAATGCAACCATTATTTCAGGACGTTATCACAAGGCTACCGTAGACGAATTGATTGAACATTTTAAAATAAAGGAGGAACAATGAAAGCAAGAATAAAATCAACAGGAGAAATTGTAAATATCAAGGATTTATATGATGATGGCACTGCATTGGTGAATGATAAATATTTAAAAATATCAGAACTTGATTTCTTTAGTGAAACTATCGACTGGGAACAACGTAGATACGAATTGGCAAAAGAAATCGTTAATGTGGTTATAGCAAACGATATTGGTGTTTGTTCTGATGTAGCTGCTAAATATTCGGTTAATTGTGCTAATGCCATAATTAAAAGATTAAAGGAGGTGAATAATGAATAGCGTACAGACACAAACACTTTCCATTAAAGGAGATGGAGGTGGTGAAGCGTATATTGACTTTTGTGATGGACAATTATGTGTTTCAGTTGTCATAGAAGATAAACAGGCGGATTTTCACTTTGAGCCTGTTACTCTAGGAATGTTTGCCCATGCTTACAAGCTGCATTGTGAAGAATGTGAAAAGAAGAAAGGAGAATAAAATTATGACCGAAGAATTTGTAACATTAGAAACAGCGAAGTTGCTAAGAGAGAAAGGGATGTTTACAGATATAGAATTTCCTTCACAATCCGTTGCACAAAAGTGGCTACGTGAAATAAGAGGTGTGTATGTATATGTAGAACCTGTTATTGGAAAAAGATGGACGCTTTCTTTTTGTGATTTCAATGTTCCAACAGAAGAAAGCGACTGGATGGAGAACGAAATAAACAAAGGGAATGGCTATAAAGTATATGTCACCTACGAAGACGCACTTGAAGCCGGATTACAGGAAGCATTAAAACTTATATGATTATGAAAACAATATTATTTACAATTATATGTGTTATCGCCCTATTATGGGTTGGAGATCTCACAATTACATTTAAGCCGTTTTCCATATCGTTGCCCGGTTGGCATAAGGCTTTAGGTATCATCCTGTTTGTATTTGCAATGGCGGTGTATAACATTGGAGAATACGCTAAGGGGTACAAGCATGGTTTTGATGATGGGATAAAGGAATGTCTTGAAATTATTAAAAAAAATGGGAAAAAATGACATTGATTTCCCGTTACTCCGTATATTTAACGGAGTAACGGGGCGATATGAACTTCTTATTGACGATGTATCCATAGATGCTTATGGGCGTGTAAGAGATAGCAGTGGTTGTGTTGTAGAATGGTTTACAGGCGTGTTTGACATGAACGGAATACCATTGTTTGAAAACGACATAATCATGCCTGTAAAGGACGGAATAAGCCAATATAGACGTATCTGGAGAACGATAGGAGGATTTGTATTAAGCAGAAGAAATGATGTGAAAGGACTGTCCAAATTGGATATGCTTGGTGCTGACTATCTTGTGAACGAACGTGTTCAGCAATACATATCTGATGGGTGCGTAAAGGTAGGTTCTGCAACAATCGATCTTGACCTGTTAAAAGGGAGAACGAAAGAAGAAATTATCAGGAATTTATCTAGAAGGGTCAGATGAAAGACAAAATGCTAGAGGAAAGTTTGAACAATTTATACAGGACGTTTCTTATTTGGGTGATAAGATGTTATCCTATATTGTTCTGTCTTGCAATACTTGTCCATCAGTGTGAGGTTATACACTCTGTTGGAACAGGTGATATCATTGAATATTATGATGGTGACACATTGGAGTATATTCAGTATGCCACTCCGTTTTCGGACAAGTACCTTACCATATTCTTTAACGCCAAACTGTTTAATGCAATATTGTTTTATGTGTTGTCAAAGGTATTTTTATTTTGTATATACCATAGAGTATTTGTCATTGAAATGTTTATATACGCAATACTGGATATTGTATTTAATAATGTGGTGTTTGAGGATGCACATTTGATTAATGCGATATACTATACATCAATTGGTTTTGTTACTGTTGGATTCTTTATTGCATTATACTTGCATCAAAGATATGGAGATAGAAAAGTGCACACGCATCAAACTATTAGTGATGGGTATAGGTGTTGTAATAAGCAATCTATTTTTTACCCATAGCTTGTGTTCCTCCCGTATTCTTCATGTTTATCTTGACCTTTATGGGAGATGTCTTTTTATTTGATGTTACCTTAGGTGATTTAACATTCACCCTAATCACTTTCTTTACCATATATTGCTTATTTTAATTGTTTAACAAAGTTAATTATTTTTATTTATGCAACAAAACAATAGTACCGATAAAACAGCTTCGGCACACAAAACTGACGAAATAATGGTTTACGAACATCCTTTTTTTGGCAAAATTCGTGTGTTTGTTCGATATGGTAAAATTTGGTTCTGTGGATTAGACGCTGCATCTTCTTTACAGTATTCAAATCCATTAAAAGCTCTTTTAGAGCACTGTAAACCATCCTCCGTAATGATGCGTGAAGTAGGGGATGATATAATGGAGTTTATTAATGAAAGGAGTATGTATAGACTGATTTATAAAAGCCCTTTTCCTCCTATGGCTGATGAATTTGAACGTTGGATATTTGATAATATTGTTCCATCAGCTACCAATACAGGCAGTTATTATGCACAGGTTAGATTACCAAACTTCAACAATCCTGCCGAAGCTGCCAGGGCGTGGGCTGATGAGTACGAAAGGAATCAAGCGTTAAAGCCACAACCAAACGAATCCAATGAATGGTATAGTATCAAAAGATGGGCAAAGGAAAACGGTGTCAACTGGAAAAAGATTAGCCGGATGAAGATGAAAGTAATATCTTGTAAGCTAGGTTATCAGATAAAAAAGATTTTTGACGATAACCATTGCCAGGTAAACACATACAATGTAAACGTATTTAAGGAATACTTTAATAAATGTGAATAAATAATATATATTTTAAAACATTTTATAGTATGTCATTTTATTGATTATATTTGCATCATGTTTGAGTGTAGAAGCAAGCATATTTATAGTCAACTACCCGTAGGCTAAAAGTCCAAGTTGATTAGACTAAGCGTTAGGAGAGAATATATAGTTACCAAGGGGTGTTTGCTCAAGCCTCTTGCTCTAAGGTCAGTGATTAAACAATTCTGTGGGGTAGGAATAGTGTTGCTGACGGGAAACCTCTCCATAACATTGTCGATGAGCATTTAACGGAGAAATCCGACTTATAGTAAAAATGGTTTACGTAATTAACAAACAAGGACAAGCACTTATGCCAACCGAAAGGTTTGGTAAGGTTAGAAGGCTGTTAAAAAACAGTCTAGCCCATGTTGTGTGCCGTATTCCGTTCACAATTCAATTGGATTATGACACAACAGATTATACGCAGCCCGTAAGTTTGGGTATAGATGCTGGTAGTAAGCATATCGGCATATCGGCAACAACAAGTGAAAAAGAATTGTATGCAGCAGATGTGGAATTGAGAAACGATATTGTGGATAAGCTATCTACTCGTAGGGAATTAAGAAGAACCCGTAGGAGTAGGCTTCGTTATCGCAAGGCTCGTTTCAATAACAGGGTATCTTCCAAGCGTAAAGGTTGGCTAGCACCATCTGTTGAAAACAAAATCCAAACTCATTTGACTGTTGTAGAGAAAATACATAAGTTCCTACCGATAACTAATATCGTAGTTGAAACGGCTTCCTTTGATATACAGAAGATTAATAATCCAAGTATATCCGGCAGTGAATACCAGCAAGGAGAACAACTTGATTTCTTCAATGTGCGTGAATACGTATTGTTTAGAGATAATCATACTTGCCAACATTGTAAGGGTAAGAGTAAAGATAAAGTCTTGAATGTGCATCACATAGAGAGCAGAAAGACGGGAGGGGATAGTCCAAAAAACTTGATTACCCTTTGCGAAACTTGCCATAAGGCATATCATAGAGGTGAGTTTAAATTAAATGTAAAGCGTGGAAAGTCATTTAGAGATGCCGCCTTTATGGGGATTATGCGATGGAGTTTCTATGATAGACTAAAGAATATCTATCCTAATGTAAGCATGACTTTTGGTTATATCACGAAGAATACCCGTACCACTAATAATCTCCCTAAAGAGCATTATGTTGATGCAAGGTGTATCAGTGGTAATCCTGTGGCTAAACCTTTAGGTTATTATTTCTATCAGAAGAAAGTAAGATGCCAAAATAGGCAAATACACAAAGCTAATTTCTTGAAAGGTGGCAGAAAGAAACTCAATCAAGCACCATTCTTGGTAAAAGGTTTTAGGTTGTTTGACCTGGTTGAATACCAAAAAGAGTTGTATTACATTTTTGGAAGAAGAAGTAATGGCTCCTTTGATATTAGGAAATTGGACGGAACTAAAGTGAACAAAGGTTCTATTAATTGCAAGCATTTGCGATTGATATCTACAAGGAAAAGTATATTAATTGAAAAGAGAACGCAAGTAAATTTATAAAAATAAGGCATTTATAACCAATTTGACACTATATGAGAAATAACAAAAACATTAAAATAATAATTTATATGAAAAAAATTTAGAAATAATGATGATTGTATTCTGTCCTTATATTGTAATATACAGGCAGAAACGACAAATCAGATTATTGAAAAGCGATATTAATTACGCCAGCAAACTTTGGAGTATTGAAAGAGATCCAAAAAGTGTATACTATGACTGGATTGTAAGAAACGCATTTCATGTTAAACCTATTTTTTCTTTATGTGCTAAAAACAAAAGACCATGATTCTACTGGAAATTTTTCAAAACTGCTTTATTGTAGGGTATGACGGAAAGAAAATACCCTTCGTGAAAGATGATTTCCTGTTTAGTGATACCGGGGAAAGATATATCTTGACCAACAAGGAAAACAGCGAACAGGTTAGCCTACCGAAGCAATCGACAATAATAATTAAACATAATATTTGCCATGAAGGTATTGATTAGAAAGGATTCAAGCGACATAAGAAACAGACTTGAACGGTTAGGGTACACCGCTTCCGAAAAAGCGTTGGAGGGATTTGGTGATAGTATCTTTGTAGACAAGTCGGATAATACTTTTCACGTAAAATCAGAGTGGGATGTTATTCGTATGTTTCTTGAAACAGTAGATTGCGGAGTTGACGAGAATATGTTTTTTGATTTTGTAGAAAACGACATAACGTCAATAATGCCAATGATGCTAGGAAAGTATAAATCTTTAATAAAAATTTGTGACTTTCCCATCATTAATACATTTAGCATTAAAGATGTGTTATACCGTGAAGATAGAGAACATAACATCATAGAAGTTATTGTTGTTTCAGTGTATGGGTTAAAGTTGAAAAGCGTAAAGGATGTTGACTTTTCAGATCCTAATGCGGATACAATAATAGAGTATATGAAATCGTTGCATAAACAACTAAAAGAATATATAAAGCATGAAATGTAATTTTACCCCTATGGACAAATTCTACCAGATATTGGATTACTACGGTTTGTCTTACACGGAGATTAAGAAAAATCATATCCGTGTGTTTTATGAAAACAAGAAAATGTTTGATTATTATCCGCTTCGCATGAAGCTGTTTGATTACCACGAATGGCATCAGCTTACTTATCCGTTCGTGAAGGGCAAGGAAGATGAATGGGAAATAGAACTTACCATGTTCATTAGCGGAGTGTTGGGAGATGAGATGTTTAAAAAGTTTAAAAACGATTGATTATGGATAAGAAAGAGAAGGAATTTACTCCAAAAGCTATAAATTTGTGTGGCAAACGGAGAATGCTATCATCCATAAAAGGATGGGAAATTGTTCATTATAACAATTACTCTAAAGGTATAGCCAATGTCCAGCCTGTGGACGAGTTGAGAATAACACTTTCAGGGCGTGAAATCATTGAGTACGTCCTGAGGGATGGAGATAAAACGATTGAAAAACTAGACAGTTATTTCGGATTGCTATGATGATAAAAGTAGACATACCAGAACCGTTCATAGACGGTGACAATACGATGGTAAACATCACGTCTGATTCATTCTGCTATTCCAGCATTGATTCACGTTATGAAGGATTTCAGAGTTCCTACAAGGACGGTAATATGAATCAGAAGATACAGGGAAAACTAGAGATAATTGCGGACCAGTTTAAAGAACTTATAAAAATAATAGAAGATAATTGAAGATGGAAAGACATTTGTTAATACAGGAGTGTGAGAGAGAGGAAAAGATGAAGGAGTTGCGCAAGCAGCAGAACGATCTTATCAAGAAAGGACGTATGGTTGAATGCTCTCGTGTAACAGCCAAGATAAAGGAGTTTCAGGAAGCATATATCAAGGCTTATCCTGACGGTAAATATGTAAGGGGCATGGATATTATCAAGAAGATGTCTGATGATGAGAAAATGGATTGGATGATGTATGTCAACGCCATTGCTTTCTGTGCTGATATTATCCACTCATCTTCTATTGAGTTGAATGAAATGCTAAAGAGGGTTCTCCCCGGTTCCAGCCTTCAAATGTTTGAAACGCTTGAAAAGGTAGGTACTATGGCAAAGAATCAAATCCTATGGATGGATAACAATGTTGACGAGAAATACCAGGATGATTTTGCAAGATATGCCGATGAAATATCCGTGATGCTTTTATCATTTGTTAAAAATAAATTTTTGCCGAGAAGATGACACGAGAAGAGATACATAAGAATGTGCTGGAAATAAGAAATTATTATTTCAGTATTCAGAACAAGATTGACAATGGATACAATGTTTCAGAATTGGATATAGATTCTAAAACTCACAACAAGATGATTGACGATACCATAAAATCAGCCCTTGAAGATCATAAAATTATTCTTGCTTTGGAAAAATATAAACTATGAAAAAGAAAGATATAGACGAAGGATATATTGTAGGTGACTTTTATATTATTAAAAGCCCTATCAAAGATGGATGGCTTCACGTAGTGAATATAAAAACATCTTGGCAGATAAAGGTGATGATAGGAGCGAATACGGCAAAGTTTCTAAGCCTTCCCCAACAGGAGATATTTGACAGGATTAACGGAATATACATTCAATCCATGATGTCTTTATACGATTCAGATTATGCCTTGAAAATAGCTAAAGATGCTGTGTCTTATATGTCTGAAAAGGCAAAAAAGATGGAAAAGGTGGAAAAGAATGAAAATGAAGATATTGAAAAGGTGAAGAAAGATGAGTTTATGATGAAGATAGCCACATCTTCCGATGAAGAAATCATGGACATGATCGTAAATGGAGAGATAAAGTACGAATATTTCAAACAAGAACAGGAGTAAATTTATGAAAGCATTATTTAAAATGGACTTCGATTGCGGAAGAATGGGCAATCTTGAAGGAGTATTTATTGCAGACACAGAAGATGTCGAATACTTAGTGAATAACAAAATCAGTGTTTACTTCGGTGAAGTACTTGGCAAGCACTCTGAAATATCCGGGTGTGTGGCTGAAAGTGAAATCAAACAAATAACCACTGATGAAAATGTAATCAAGATAGTTGAAGAATATGGGCTTAACAGTGGGTATAATCCATTTGAATACACTCTTTGTACATCAGAAACGGAAGATATACCAGATAACGGAGTTGATTGGGATGATTGTACTGTACAAGAATACATAGACTTTATGAGGAAAGGTATAATACCCCAATATTACGAGAAAGATTATAAAGAATGGCTAAGTAGCCAAAAGGAGGATTAAATCATGCAAGACTATATTTCAGATTGGTTCATTCCTATGGATTTCGGTAATGATATGCCGGACGAAGAACCTAACGGTGAGGATAATTTTAGATTTATTTTCTTATAAACTTTATGCCTGCTCGGTTTGTGAAAATAGGGTGGGCGAATATGGGGCGTAAGCACTGGCTGTGTTCCTTATTATGGATAAGTGCACAATATACGTTGTAAGGGCTTGTTGATTTATGAAGCTTCAATCGGCAAGTTAATCATGATTGCTGGCACTGCCCAATTATGGTTTGGTGGGTTCGATTCCCCTACGCCCCTCATAAATGGCATGGGTTAATAAATAATGGTTGTGCCCCAGAGAATGCGCTTCGGGGCTTTAATTAAAAGAATAACATGGAAACAAAAGAAATTACTAAGACTGTTTACATCGCATATGATGGGAAAGAGTTTTTGATAAAAGAAGATTGTGAAAAGTATGAAAAGTTCAATACAGAAATACTTTCACGTATTAAGTATTTCTGTATCAGATGTAATCCTGACTTAACAGAAACAGAAAATTTTACACATAAGATATATGCGGCAGTATTCTCCAAACATTACTTTTATAAAGAGATTGCTTTTGAGTGGGCATTACGTAAATATGACTATTTAGGAGAAGGTGTACAAGGATGGGGATTCCAACCTCATTTTAGTGTAAGTGAAGTTTCTAAAGAAGAATATGAAAAGTGCCCACCGACCGAATGGGGAGGATCAAATTTAAAAAGTGATAAGATATTCCTCAGCCCTATGCCAGTAGAAGGGTTTCCTGAAAACATTGACTACATGAAACAATGGAATTTTAAATAAATATTTTGTATGAAAACATTTTTTGAGTGTAAAATTCGCTACGAAAAAGTAGCAGAAAATGGGATGAATAAGAAAGTAAGTGAGCAATACCTGGTTGATGCGCTTAGCTTCACTGAGGCGGAAGCACGTATTATATCTGAAATGACACCGTTTATCAGTGGAGAGTTCACTGTTTCGGACATTAAACGCTCCAATTACAGCGAACTGTTCCCCTCTGAGGAAGATGCAGCCGACCGCTGGTTTAAATGCAAGCTGTATTACATCATGCTGGATGAAAAGAGCGGAGCGGAGAAAAAGACATCATGCTATATGCTTGTTCAGGCAGCCGATTTGAGAGATGCTGTAAAGAAACTAGACGAAGGAATGAAAGGCACACTAGCAGACTATGTAATTTCGTCCATAGCCGAAACCGCCATCATGGATGTATATCCGTATGAAGCGGAAAATGATTCCTGCTTATCGGAATACCCAAGTGGATACAAGACGGAAGCTGTCATAGGCGGAAAGAGCGTCATTGTAGACAAAACGGGAAATTCAACTGTAGTTTTACCTAGTTAAATTATATATATATGGCAAACGAACAACAAAATCAGGTTCTCCATCATTGGAGAACTGGAAGTCAATCTGATTATGTGGGAGTAGAAATACTCCCTAACGGTCAGTCTATTATTGCTACAATATCCCATATCGTATGGGATGAGAATGCAAAGGTACAAGGTAGTAAGAAACCATCATGGATTGCTTACTTTAAAGAAACAAACCTTGTTCCTAAACCTATGCTGTTGAACAGTACGAACCGCAAACGTCTTACTAAGCTGGCTCAAACTGATTATCCTGAAACCATCCGTGATTTTCGTGTCATATTATGCAAGGAACTGACACGTGATCCAAGCGATGGAGGAAAGGTTTACGGATTGCGTATAGGGCGTGATGTTCCGCCACCGCCACAGAAAGAGAAGATGACAGTGAACTCTGATAAATTCAAGGCTGCATTGGAAGCGTTGAAAAGTGGAAAATGCGACATTGGATACATCACGGCAAGCTATGATGTAGACGCGGACGCTATGAAATTGTTTAACGAAGCGACTAAGAAATGATGGAAGCGGAAGAAAAAGAAAAATTATGGCTTATGAAGAGGTGTGGTAAAATCACCTCTTCCGCCATTGGAAAACTTATGGTTTCCGGGAGAAGGGAAATGACACCTTCCGAGTTAGAAGTTGCAAAAAAACAGGGTGTGAAAAGAAAGACAGTTGATGTTCCTTTCGGGGATACAGCTATATCTTATCTTTATCAGGTTGCAAGGGAAAGAAGGTTAAACAAACCATGCCGACATATATCTACTTATGACATGGAGTGGGGGAAGGATCATGAAAAAGACGCTATAGAATGTTTTAACCATAACACGTTCTCCAGACTAATGTCCTGTGCGGATGATTTTGACGAAATTGTTTTTGTCGATAACATCTATGATGGATATGGTGATTCTCCCGATGGATATGGATTTGATGTCAATGGTAAATTATCTTATATAGCCGAAGTGAAATGCTTTACTTCTGAAAGTAAGATTGAATATTTGAGAGAAGCCACAAAGGAACAGGCTATAGAGGAATACTATTGGCAGCTAATGTCGCATTTCCTTTCCCATCCCGATGTAGATAAAATGTATTATATCGTATATGACGGTAAATCTGATGATGATCCATTTGATTTACGCCTGGTTAATGATCCGTCAAGGCTTTTGTATTGGGAACTTGACAGAAGCGATTATAAAGATGATATAGACAGGATGGAGGATAAGTTACAAATGGCTCTATCTTATCTTTCATTCAACGAACGGGATGCGAAAAAATACCCAATAAGCAAAATAAATGACTTTGTTGGTGTTTCAAATACGTAACGGGTAATTGCGGAGTTACCACAAAAAGTTAATAATATGTCAACAAATATAACATTATCTAAAGAAAGTAGTGAAAACGAAATTAAGGCGTATTTCAATGAAATATTAGGCATTAAGGACCAAATAGGCAGTATTATATAGTATTACATTATATTATGGAACAGAAAATAAAGGCTTATAAAGCATTTGATAAGGATTTATCTTGTAGAGGGTTTA